GCCCTATCTGGACCCCCAAATTAAAAGTGATCCCCCCTTCCCCTATCGCCAGCGGAACGACCGCGCCGCCCAGGAATGCCATATTAGATAGGGGGAGCCCCATTTTCTGGCGAACCAGGATGAATAAATAATTTTTTTTGTTTGATAAGATCAGCCGCCATCCCTTTAGCCCTACGCCATGGCTCGCCGCGTTGCCGCTTGGTAGCTGGGGATTAGTCATCGCTCGGTCCCTTGTCGCCCTTGTCAATCAGGACTTGTGCCTCTTGCGGCGATAGCCGACCACGCTGGGTTAGCACACCGCCATGGCGCTCGGCAATGCTCAACATATCCTCAAGGACATTAGGCTTGAGGCCACCAGCCGCCCCAGCCATATACCTATCCCATATCACCACCTCGTCCAGCTTGATCGCCGCTCTAATTGCTAACCTAGAATTCGGGAACAGATAGGGTAAGGCCGCCGTTGACTTCTTGAGCGTTATAAACCAATCGCCGCCATCCATGTGCCGAGTCACACATATCTCGCCATCCTTATCGGGGATATGGGCCACGCAGATTCCAGTGCCGTTCTCACCATTGGGCCGATTGAAGATGAACAACTCACCCTTTGATATGCTGGCCTTCATGGGCGGCCTGGGCGGCTTGGGCTTCCTGGCCTTATGCTTGTTGTGCTTTTTCATATCAGGCCAGCCCAACAACAACAGGAAAGCCGGGCCACCTATACAGGCAGCCGTCCGTCTCATTGGCCATGACAAGGGCCCTGGCCATCGTGGGGGTAATTAGCTTTCTTTTATCCATTGCGTCCCTCGCTTCACTATTTGCCGCCTCTTTTGTGGTGGCTTTTCTTAACATTGCCCGATGGCGAGGCCCAAGGTCTAGGATCAGACAACCGCCCAACCCATTAAGCGGCTCGGGCTTGGGCCTCGCAGGGGGATTCATCAATTCCACCAATGGGCTGGGTCGAGCGGTAGGCCATCTTTATCGGCACCGCCCTTAAACCCCGCGCCACCCTTTTCTTCTGATTGCTTGTAGCGGTCATGGCATTCCTTCGCCATAGATTGAAGATTTGTCGGATCAAAGAATAAAGCCGAGTCGCCCTTATGCGGCTTGATGTGATCGACCGTATTGGCTTGCCTAACGGTATTCGCGCCTGATTGGCAATGCGGGCACTGGCACAGCGGGTGTTCCGCTAATTGCAAGGCTCGCAAGCGCCGCCACCGCGTGCTGGAATACCAGGAACGGTAGGCCGACGCTTTGTCCGACCGGCGGTTATCTTTTGGTTTTTTCATGGGCCTATAATGAAAAGAACCGGACGTCGTGGGAACGCCCGGCTCAATCAGGGAAGAGTCTATCTGAAACAAACCCCTTTCGGGGCAATTTCCGACAGTGATAAAATGGGACCATAAAACGTCCCGGCTGTCAATATATAGGTTTGCCATCGACCTGATACACAAAATTTGCCATTTTTGCGAAATCATCAAGCGCCGCCGATACCATCGGCATAACCGTGCCGTGCCTAACGCCGAGAACGCCTTCAATTTGCCTCGGCCCGAAATTATCGTGAACTACGGCCATCACAATTGCCACCCGCTGAAAAACCGAATTGACATAAGGCTTGTCGGCCATGGCTACGGTCCAATCTTTGTAAATCAGCCAATTGCCATACTCTTGCTCGGATAGCTTCTCAAGGCCGACCAGGCCACGCCACACGCCCTTGACCTTTGTCGCGGACGGTTCCATTGATCGGCTTGGGTATAGGGCTGTGTCCAGGCTTTCCCGAGCGTTGCGTATCCCCTCGGCGGCCCGAACCTGTATCCTCGACAATTTCCCCTGAGTGTAAAGCCGTAAAACCACGTCCGTTTTCAGCTTTTTTCGAGTTTCCTTAGTCGGGCCCAAATTGCCGTGATTTTCAAGCAACGCATCAAACCGCTCGCCATCAAGTGCCGTCTTGATCCGGCGGTAGTTTTCTTGGTGCTTCATGGCCCGGTCGATTCGGTTATAGGCCCTGAAAAAGCACCCAACAATCTCGGTTTCTTTATCCGTCAACAAAAGGCTCGAAATGATTTCGTCCTCACCGATTGGCTTATTCTCATTCAACGGCAGGTTCCCTTTCGGGCTCGGGTTCCGGCGCGGGCGCTTTTTCCGGTAAACCCATTTCAGCGCGGAGAAATTTGCCCCTTTCGTCCGGCGTCATGCCGTCCATCTTTTTCTGAACATCGGACAGGGCCGACTTGGGCGATTTATGTACCGTTTCCGCCTTTTTATGTTCGTTTTTTATTTTCGGCTCGTAGCCATGAGTGCGTAAGATTTTATCGACTTGTTCCGGTGTGGCTGGGGCTCGCTGGTCGGTTATTGCAAGCGGCTGTTCCTTGGCATTCACAATTGACTCAAGGTGCCGCCTTAAGCGCCGCATCGGATTGACTTCCTGATCAAGCAAGTCGGACAACTCTTTCAGGCTAGGAAAAAACTTAAACTCAAGGGCGGCTTCTTTGCCAATTTCATCGGTATAACAAAACGCCGGGTAATCGAGTGCCGAGATATAGGCCGCAACGGCCGTTTCAGCATCTTGGCGCGATAATTTGGCCCCGCTGGTGCGCACCATCAATTTAAGCAACCAAGCCGCCGACGTCTTGTTGTCGGCGCGGGCCAATAGCGCGTCCAGGCCATCAAGCCGGGCCCGGGCCTCGTCTTTCAATTCCGGCGAAGTCAACTGCGCCGAAAACATGACGCCACCCACAACAATCGGCGAGTCATCAGTCCCAACGATCGGTATTGCATTATCTCGGGCGACCGCCTCAATCGCCAGGGTTAGGCCAGCGGTTAATCCGCAAATCTTTGCCGGTAAGCGCATTATATTGTTTCCCTCAATAAAGCCGCCGCGCCGTCGCTCTTGGCCTCGCCATCACCCCAAGAGTCGTATTGGCCTTCCATCAATTTGGTAAAAGTCGATGGCTGTATCATCGAGTCTAGGGTCATGCCCTTACCGTGGCCATAATTTCCCGGCCCCTTTTTCATCATCGGGTTATTCTTTATTTTTTCCAAGGCCATTTTGAACCCCTCAATGCCGTTGCACTCTTTCAGCCTCGCCCGTAATTTCTTTTTTCGGTCATCATTAAAATATTGTGCTTCAGGAAAGCCAATATCACCAGCCATTACATTCCACGCGGTATAGGCCATTGTAATTTCGTAATCTTTCACCGGCTCGCTTTCATCGGGTAAGTTTATCGGCGGCTGTGCCTCTACACCTTTACCCTCTTTCATCTTCTCTCCTTCATCCTTCATCTGCTCGCCAGATTTCGGCATTGAGTCGCCATTAAGTAAGTCGGGTTCCGAAGTCGAGGCCGGTAAGCGTAGGTAATTTTTCAAATCCTCGGTGATGGGGTGCACAGAATTGGGGGATTTCGGTCTTTGCCATTTTCTAAAATTCCGAATTGCGCCGTAATGGCGGCCATCAATTTCGTAAGGCTTGATCTGATTACGTTCAACCATTTCCGAAAGTAGAGCCTCAACATCAACCGAATCGCCCGGAAACAGTCGCATTTTAATTTCTAGCGGCTTCCATTCAAAAACGCCCTTGTCGTCGGCCTCGTTTCTAATCGCAATTGTTAAAAGCCTGGCCATGGGCGTAAGTGATACAAAATCAAAATCTGTCCATTGGCCCGGGTGGACCGACCTAATTCTCGCCATTATTTTCTTCCCTTTCTTTTAAGTAATTATCGCGCTCGCGCATCAATTGCTTCCGGCAAGGCGCAATGAACACAACCGGATTCGACAGCACGTTAAAATGCGGTAAAATCGGTTCCCACGTTGGTTTTTTGGCAACAATCATCCAGCCATAAGATGTGGCCGACGTTTCATCATCAACCAAGCGGCCCTTGACTATCGGCACGCGCTCAACGTGCTGGGCGTAAATCGCTTTGTCGGACCATGGGCCCCAAATCGCCGAGAACCGCGTGGCGGCCTCAAGTATTTGAACGCGCCCGAATATGACTACGCCCTTTCGCACAAATGATAGCGCCGTGAGGGCAAAGCGCATCAGCCTGGGGTTGTTTGCTGGGCCGAAGGGTGGGTTGGTAATAACCCAATCTATTGGGCCGTAGGGGTGCCCGTTGCCAAGCTGGCCGGGCTCAATCGTTAGAAAGTCGAAAGTATCAAACCCCTGGCCATAATCGAAAACGTCCGAGCCGTGAACAGTGTCAAAGTACTCGAGTAATGGCCGCACCATGTGCCCCTCGCCGCAAGCCGACTCCCACACAATATCGGACGGTTCCCACAATCTCAGCGGCGACATTACCGACTCCATGACGGCCCTGGTCGCCCAAGGCGGCGTTGGGAAATAGTCGAGGCTGTCCGGCGGCTCTACTCGCCGAGACATTACCGCAGTCGATTTATTATGGCCCCGCATTCTTTTTGTCCTGTTCAATTTTATAATCGTCACAAGCCGATTTATAATCGTCACAAGCCGACCAAATTGCTCCAAAAGCATCGCCATCGTCGCCACAGTCGGCTAGATGCTTTTGTAATTCCCTAACCATTTTGTCGGCCTTTTCAAATTGCTCGTCGTTCATTCTTGCCATTGCTCAAATCCTAAAAACAGGTATCAGGCCCCAACAGCCCCGCACCAAGTGCCCGCGCTCAATCAGCCGGTTGGCCATCGCAACATACCGACCCCGGTTCTTTGAATTGAAGTGTTTGGATATTTAGCCATACGATGGACCCATGCCATGGTCGCGCCAATATTGGACAATGAAATCGAATGTTTTTTTCTGGGGCTGGGTCATTCTTCTGTATCCGAGTCGTCCCGTTCCCATTTTTGAATAGTTAGCAAAATGACAAAAAAGCCGAGAACGCAAAGTATGAAAAACCCGCCGAGCATTTGATACCAGGTCATGGGCCAGCCCTCACGGCGGCCTCGACGGACTTAATCTCAGCGGCCTTTTCTCGGCTTTCCGGTGTGGTTCGCCCGCCCATGATTAATTCGTGGCCATGGGCCAGCATGGCGAGGGCGTCGGTATCGTTGTCGTCGAAGGGCTCATAACCCCAGGCACGCACGGCCTCGTCCATCGTGATGCCGCTGTAGGGCCTTCGGCCAGCCGCCTTGTTATTTTTATCTTTGGCAATGCGGTGCTTCTCATTCTTTGGCGCGTTGCCCTTTCCGGTTGCAAATTTCTTTACCGAGGAAACGGCGAGCGGCATAACATCAATCGCGTTGAGCGCCGCCCAGGCCAGCAGATTGCCTTGCCAAGCCCCGTACAATTGGGCCGCCATTTGGGTCTGCGCGTCGCCCGAAAATAGGACTTTTTCATAAATGACGCACTCAAAGCCGCCGGACGTTTCATTGATATTTGTCAGCCAAATTCGGAATTGTTTGAACCGCGCCCCGGGATGGCCGCCATGGTCAAAGGCGAAAGTGCCATGCCGGACCTCGCCATCATTGCGAAGAACGGCACTCCCCATTTTAGTACCCAAATCGAGGGCCAACAATATCGGTTGAGGGCCCGGCATCAGAACTGATTTTGAGAACATGGGGAGTGACATTTTTCTGGCCTTTCTTAGTGCTGTTGTGCCTTGGCGGCGGCTTCTTCCAACTGCTTGTCGCTTGTCGCGCCCTGGGCTTGCATCGGGACATAATTTTCATCCAAGGCATCAATCATGTCGAGCATTTCGCCATGGGCGAGCCCGGCAAACATAAGCCGGTTATTATCGGCAACCCGGGCTTGATCATCCTGATTGTCCAGGTCTTTGCCCTCTTGTTGGCGTTTGAAAATCTTGTACCAATTATTTATGTCCTCAATTTCCACGCCGGTATCGGCCTTGAGGTTCCGTTTAAGTTTGGTCAGATTGTCGGTAAGCGGCTTAACGTGCTGTTCCCGAGCCGCCTTGATTTGTTTGTCGAGTTCGATCATTGAATTAAAAGCGAGTTTCTGTGCCCCATAGAGCGCGGCAACATTGTGCAGCTTGGCCTCGGGCGGGCCGGATTTCGGGTTTTTCGCCATGGTTGGCTCCTTTTCTAAAGTTAATACGACCGCCTTTCGACGGCTATCATCCCAGGGGTAAAAGATAGCGAGCCCGGGTGCGCGGCGGGCCTTTGCCAGCTTTTCAGGTCGAGGTTTTGCGTCCCTCGGTTGTGCCCGGGGTATTCCGCACCAGAACAAGCCTTGGGCTGATTTGGCTTGCCCCCTTTAATTGCATGAGATACCGACGCCTGGCTTTTGAACGATCAACCGGGTCTCTTGGGTGCAATTGCAGCACCTTTTCGTCGGCCATAACCTCAGCCATTGTTTTGTGATTATATGGAAAGTCGGCGTTCATGCCTGACGCCCTTCGAAGTCGGCTTTAATAGCCCGACAGTAATTTTTGATTGCTCGGTTAATATCGCCAGCCGGGAAAATTTTTACCAACTCGTTCAAGCCCTCGGTTGGCGTATTGGGCTTCGTGCCAAAATGGCGTTGGTAGATTTGCTCTGTCGCAATATCGAAGTATTGAATTTCTGTTCCCACGAGTTGTCCCTTTCCGATTAAGCCGCCGGTTTGCTTTCCAGATCTACTAAAGCCGATTCTATTTTTTTGATTTTGCCGAGGTTGGGTGAGTTGGCCCCGCTTTTCCAGCGCCGCCAAGTTGTAATGTGGACGTTTGCTTTTTCCAACAGGGCGGGGATTTCCACACCGGCCTGGTGGGCTCTAAATTCGATTTCAGCAACGGGGTCATTTATCATAAAAACCTTATAATCTAAGTTTGATCAATCAATCAAGGGCATTTTTGCAAGGCCGGTTTAATAATTCCTTAACGATGGACCGGGCCTGGCCTGGCCATTTACGGGCCACATAGGGCTTTTCTGGGCTCCTTGGCCATGCTAAGTTTAATGCGGCCGTAATTTTCGGGATTGACTTTCGAGCATTTTTGCGCGAAAAGTCAAAAGATATTGAACCCGGCGACTCGTGGGAAAATCTAATGCCGAGCGTACAACTTTACTATCGGGCGCACCCCGATAAAGAAAACGTCTACCTAATCAGAAAAGACCCAAAGGGCGAGCCGATTGGTTTGGCCAAGCGGTGCATCGGCCAAACACTAGACAGCCAGCGCATTGGCAGCCGGGTAAATCTTTTACGCGGCGTTTGGCTTGAGGGCTGGGGCGTGTTCTTGAACTCGGGTAAATGTATCGCCTTTACCGCATTCGGCTCGGTTGAGGGTTGCGTCGGCTGGGCCTTGCACTGGCTTTCGATGAAAAATCCGAACCCGCCCGGCGGCTTTGAAACACAAGAAATTGGCACAGCCGTTTTAGGCCCGGCAACGATCACGCACACAACAGACCAACCCGGGGAACCATCGAATGAAGTTTGACCTAAAAACGCCCTGTAAAAATTGCCCTTTCCGAACCGATGAAACCGCCATTACATTTGCGGCCCTTGAGCGAGCCGAAGAAATTGAAGGTACGGCCTATCGCAACGGGTTCCCTTGCCATCTAAGCGCCGACGAGATTGAACCGCTTGAACTTAATGGCGAGGAAATCGACAGCGGCGGGTTCGCTTTCGGCGAGGAAACCCAACATTGCGCTGGGGCCTTGATTATGTACCTAAAAAACGGCTCGGGAAATGTCCCGTTTGAGCAATTGCCCGAAGGCGAGAAAGAGGCAATAGAGGCCCGGCTTGATTTTGACGCCCCGGTGTATCGCGGCGAGGGCGCTTTCATCAAGTTTTACGAGGATAGGAAATAAAGCGTGATTTTTTGGATTACCGGAAACACTGGCGCGGGGAAAACCAGGCTGTCAAATTCCTTACGCGGCAACAATACAATCAGGCTCGACGGCGACACCATGCGCGAGATATGGCCCGGGCTTGGGTTTTCTATCGAGGACAGGGCCGAGCAATGTTTCAGGGTGGCCCGCCTCGCCCAAATATTTGAGGCACAGGGCTTTTGTATCCTGGTTTCCGTCATTGCGCCGACCGAAATAATACGCGCCGAAATCAAAAAAATCTGTGGGTGCAATTTCATTTACTTGCCCGATGGGGCCAAGCCCTCAGATAAAAACCCCTACGAGCCACCCCGTTCCCCTGAAATCCACGTCAAGCCGGGGCGATCAAATGAAAATGATTAAAACAATACTTTTGCTTATTTGGGCCCTGATCACCGGCAAGCATGGCCATTATAAGAAAATCGAGGCGAGCGGGAATTTTCCAGGCGGCGGCGGTCCGGATGAAAGCCGGGGCGTTGGCGGCCTTGCCAAACCAAAGAAGGAACGCAAAAAATGACGGACAATAAAATAGGCATCGCGGGCGCTTTCGACATACCCGAGGCGGCCTACCATAAAGACCCGGTTGTTGAACCATCGCTTTCATCCTCAGTCGCTAAAATTCTATTACAGAAAAGCCCTCGGCACGCCTGGTTTCATCACCCGAGGCTCAATCCAAACCATGAGTCGACCGACAAGGCGATTTTTGATCTTGGCAAGGCCGGGCACTCGCTCATGCTGGGCGACCCGGGTTCGTTTGCGCTAATCGATGCAAAGGATTGGCGCACATCGGACGCCAAGCAACAGCGCGACCGAGCCCGCAACGAGGGAAAGGTGCCGCTCTTGACCAAAGATTGGGCCCAGGTCGAGGAAATGGTTGAGGCGGGCCGGGCTCAATTGGCAAACCACATTGACGCCAAGGACGCCTTCACCAATGGCAAGCCAGAGGTAACGCTAATCTGGCAAGAGGGCGGCGCATGGCTTCGGTGCCGCCTGGATTGGCTTTTCGATAAACCAAACATTTTTTATGATTATAAGACGACCGGCGAAAGCGCGAACCCGGATTCATGGGAACGGATATTTTATAATCTTGGCTACGATGTTCAAGCCGCCTTCTATCGGCGAGGCATACGGAAAATCATCGGCACGGCCAACCCGGTCTTTGAATTTGTTGTTCAAGAAACTAAGCCGCCCTACGCCCTATCGGTCGTCGGTGTTCCGCCCCAGGTAATCGACTTCGCCGATAAGCGCGTGGATAAAGCCATCGCCTGGTGGGCCTGGTGCCTGAAAAATAAATCGTGGCCCGGCTACCCAAACAAAACCTGTTATGTCGGGACGCCGGTTTGGTGGGAAAAACAGGCGCTTGAGGCCGAGGAACGGGACGCACTTATTACCGAGGGCGACAAAGAGGGCCTTTACAAACTGGCCAATGCTTGGCAAGCGCCACTCAGGGAGAAAGCCGAATGACAGAGTTAACCGACGACCAACTTTTAGATGTTATTGACGAAATTTATAAAAAGACTAATGCCGTCGTTGACGAGCAAATGAAAATTAACGACCACGACGATGTAATGATTTGTGCGCTTTCGGCCATCGGCTGCGTGTTCATCAATCTGAATTTGATTTGTAACAGCAAAGCGTATTCGGTCGAGGCCGCGAGCCACAGCGTCCTGGCGGCCCTTCTAAAGGATAATTACAAACGATTTGCACGAATCCGAAATGCACTAAAAAGCCAAGAGTACGCGGAAGTAGAAACCAGGACCCCGCTGCCGCGCTTGCGAGTGATTACCGGGGGATTGTCCGATGAAAGCCGCTGAAATCACATTCGGCAAGGGCGAGGCGCTTAATTTCAGCAACAAAAGCGCCGAGGGCGTGTTCCACATCATGGGCGACAAATTGAAGCGCCTTGAAAAGCCGACCACGATTGTCTTTTTTCCGGGCGGCGTTTTGGAACTATCGCGCACCGAGGACGGCGACCATTGGATTCATGTTTCGGTTTGGAATGAAAAGGACGCCGAGGTTATTTCTGGCAATGCCAAGCCCGGCAAAGTGATGCGAGCCCGCATTGATACCGACAGCGGGCGGTATGTGAGCGACGTTTTACAAGATCAACTCGGCCAGGAAGATTTCAGACACTTGGCCATATTAGTTAGAAAGGACGCACAATGAAAATAATTACGCTAACCGCCGAGAATATCAAAAAGCTGGTCGCGGTCGAAATCGAACCGGACGGCAATCTCGTACAAATCACCGGCCCCAATGGCGCGGGCAAAACCTCGGTGCTGGACGCAATCTGGTGGGCGCTCGACGGCGCTGATCATATCCAGGCCAGCCCAATACGCAAGGGCCAAACCGAGGCGCGAATCCGGCTCGACCTTGGCGAGTTAATCGTTACCCGGAATTTCAAATCCAAAGAAGAAAAAGGGCCAACGACAACCATCACTGTCGAAACCGCCGAGGGCGCAAAATTTCCATCCCCCCAACGAATGCTTGATGATTTGCTAGGCGAGTTGACGTTTGACCCGCTGGCCTTTTCGCGCATGAAACCGAAGGAACAATTCGACAAATTGAAAGCCCTGGTGCCTGGCGTTGATTTTGAAAAACTCGACACCATGAACGCGGGCGATTTTTCCCGGCGCACAGATATAAACCGGGACGCGAAGAACGCCCGGGCTCGGGCCGATGCAATCGTTGTGCCGGAACTGACGCCGGATGAACGGATAAACGAGGACGCGCTTGTCAAGCTACTTGAGGGCGCGGCGGAACATAACAGCGAAATTGAAACCCGAAAAGCAAACCGTGAACGCGCTGTTAATGCAATCGCCGCCAACCGCGTTTTAATAAAAGAACTAAGGGAAAAGGCTCGGGAATTAATTAACAATGCCGACGTGGAAACCAAGTTGGCCGACGGCCTTCAAACAAAAGTTGATAATGCCGAGCCCTTGCCCGAGCCTATGGACACCGCCGACCTATCGGCAAAAATCACAGCGGCCAGGTTGACAAACGAAGCCGTCCAATTGCGGGAAGATAAAGAACGGGACATTCGCACGGCGGAAAGTCTTGAAGCCAAGGCCAAGGACTTAACCGAGGCCATGGACGCCAGAGATAAACAAAAGCGCGAGGAAATCGAGAAGGCCGACTTGCCGGTCGAGGGCATTGGCTTCGGCGACGGCCTGGTTCTTATGGACGGCCAGCCCTTTGAGCAAGCCAGCGATGCCGAGCAATTGCGGGCGTCGGTTGCGATTGCCATGGCGACCAACCCAAAGCTGAAAGTAATCAGGGTGCGCGACGGCTCGCTTCTTGATGACAAGGGCATAAAACTGTTGGCGGAAATGGCGAAAGAAAAGGATTACCAGATTTGGATTGAGCGCGTCGATACCTCGGGCAAAATCGGGGTGGTTTTAGAGGACGGCCAAGTTAAGGGCGCGAAGCCAAAGCCGAAAGCCGAGCCCGAGGCTAAACCAACGACGAAAAAGAAAAAGAAAAAAGCCGAGCCCGAGCCTGAGTTGATCGACGCAAAGGCCGAGCAAGAGGCCGAGCAAGAACCGGCGGTACCATTCAAGCAACTCGACGTAAGGCTGAAATGATCTACAAGCCAAACCAACACGAAAAACTGCTTTTGCGATCCATGGGTAAAAACTTTTTGATCCGGGCGATTGCAACCAGCGATGATGCCGCCAACGAGTTCATGCAAACGCATAAAGAGGCGACCGTGATTGCTTGCATGGGCCCGCTGGTTTTCATCGCAAATCAATACGAGGGAATGAACAACGAACAAGCGGATAAGGATTCTTAAAATGGATGACTACCCAAAAGAAATGAACGCCGACCTTATGGATATTTTAGGCCGGGTAAATTTTGCCTGTCGGCCATTTGCCGAGGCATTGCGGGTTGACGGCGTAGAAATTCCCCCAAAGTCGGAAGCCGAGCAAGCCCACTGTATTCACTGGATGATCGGGATTTACTTAGAACATGGCGACAATTGGCGGGAACAAGTTGGCAATGAACTTGAGCGAATAGCGGGTTCAACGGTAAGTGAAAAAGGTTGGAAAAATGACTTTCGGCGAACAGCGGCGCGGTCAATATCGAATCTTGCACGTCTACGCATTCTTTTTTGCGCTACTCACGGTCTTGATGATGAAATTTGAACCGTTGCTGTCGATAACCATCCCACTTGGTTTTGAGTTGATTATATGGATGGCCTGGAAACATAAATGTTGGCGGCCCGATACCAACCCCGACGCAATTGTCCCGATGGACCGGGACGGCAGACCAAAGGAGTGAAAATGAACGAACTAATTTTCAGCCCGATATTAAACGAACTTGAGTTTGACAAAAAATACTGGCCAATGTGCGGAACAACAATAGAGCAGCCGAGCCCACCGTATAATCTTATGGACTTGTGGGATGACTTTGGCGATCAAGCCTCGGTTTTTATTGCAGAAATCCTGATTGCCAATCCCCCAACCATATACCTGTCAAGACACGATGATGAACAAAGCCTTTTCATAGATTTTTTTATTTATCAAGTGGGCGACGACAAGATTGCAATTAAACAGGATTTGATCCCGCTTTTACTCAGAGAGTTTTACCCATACGACGACTTAAAAAGCAGCGACAACAAAAAATGGCCGAAAAGAGTAAATGACCTTCGCGGCGATATTAAAGCCATGGATTTACTGCTCGACGCTCTTTCGGAAAGAAAAAAACAGTATGAAGAAATCATAAAATCAGACGAACGGTGCCTTCGGTAATCAGAACCCAAAACAAAAAAAGGAGTGAAATGCCATGACTTTCAAATTTCGAGCGGGCAAGCGCGGCCCCGACGAAGCGGTACCACTTTTAATCGGCCTTGTTGGGCCATCATCATCGGGCAAAACTTACTCAGCCTTGCGCCTCGCTATGGGAATTCAGAGTGTGTTGGGCGGAAAGATTGCCGCCATTGATACCGAGACTCGGCGAATGCTTCATTACGAAGATTTGTTTACTTTCGATTACACCGAGTTTTCATCGCCCTATGGTTCCGACCGATATGCCGACGCGCTCAAATCGGCGGTCGATTTTGGGGCCAAGACAATAATCGTTGACAGCATGAGCCACGAACATGAAGGCGCGGGCGGTTATCTCGAAACGCACGAAACCGAACTCGACCGCATAGCGGGCGATGATTACAAAAAGCGCGAGCGGTCCAATTTTCTCGCCTGGAAAAAACCCGCCATGAACCGGCGGCGATTGATCAACGACCTACTCGGGCTTAACGCCAACTTTATATTCTGTTTCCGGGCTAAAGAAAAACTCGCGCTGGTCAAGGACAACCAAGGAAAAATGCAACCTGTGCCGCGAGGCTGGCAAGCCATCGCCGGGGATGAATTTACCTACGAAATGACGGTGCGCTGTTTGCTCACGCCGGGCTGTGACGGAATCCCAGACTGGTCGCCCGAGGCCAAAAGCCACGGCGTTCCCAAGCTGATTAAAGGGCATGAAGATTTTTTACCCGAGGGCCAGCAATTGAACGAGGAAATCGGTGCGCGGCTCGCCAAGTGGGCGCAATCGCCAGCGGCGCAGGATCAACCAGCCGAGGAACACCAAATCACGGCGGCGGTTGAAAAGCTGATAAACGTCGCAAATGATGTGGCAACAATGGGAACCGATAGCCTTGAGCGGCACTGGAAAGTATTGAACCGGGACGAGCGAGCCGCCCTACAGCCGCACATGACCGCCATCAAGAGGGCGGCGGAAGATGCCGACAAAGAACGCGAGGCGGCGCTGTGAGAATGCCAAAGCGCCGCAAGGCCAAAAGAAACGCGCACAAAAAATTGCCGCAAATTAGATGCCCGGCGCACTTGGCCTGGGTTCGCGGCCACGATTGCTCTGTTGGCCATCGACAAGACCATTCTTGCCACCCAAAAATAGAGGCGGCCCATGTGCGAACCGGCACGGATGGCGGGATGGGTATTAAGCCGTCCGATATTTGGGCAATACCGCTGTGCACATCAGCCCATGAACGGCAACACAAAATCGGGGAACGAGCGTTTGAAAAACGGTTCGCAATAAACATGCGGGAGATTGCCGAGCATTTAGCGGCGCGGTCGCCCCATAGGAAAAGGTGGGAAGATGAAAGCTAAACAGAAAAAAACCGAGGCACCGACTTGCCCGTATTGCAACCGCATCGCGCAACTCGTGGGCGGCAATGAAATTTACCCGGGCCGCAATGATTTGGCCGCGAAGAAATTCTGGCGCTGTGAACCTTGTGACGCTTATGTGGGCACCCATAAAAACAGTAGAAACTTTGCACCGCTCGGGCGGCTATCAGACCGCGATTTGCGCGAGGCCAAGAAGAAAGCGCACAAGATTTTTGACCCGCTATGGGAACGCAAGGTGCAGCGCGACGGCTGTTCAGTTGTGGAAGCCCGAGGCCGGGCCTACGCCTGGCTTGCAAAGGAGTTAGGGGTTGACAGAAAGGACTGTCACATCGGTGCTTTTGATATTGGTCAATGCCAGCGCGTTGTTCGGCTTTGCCAAGATTTGCGAGGAACCCAATGACAGAATCCTTTCCGCTTCATTGGCCGCCGGGCTGGCCACGGACGCCGCATCATGGCCAAAAAAACAACTTGCAAGGCGGCAGCCAGCATTGGGACCGAGTTTACAAGCGGCTCAGAAATGAATTACGAATGCTCGGTGCCAGCGACCCGGTTGTTTCGACTAACCAGCCCTTGCGCCAAGACGGCGCACCTTATGCCGCCAAGCGGATAATTCAAGACCCGGGCGTTGCCATCTTTTTCAAACTCAAGGGCCAAAACCTGTGCATGGCGCAAGATTTATACATGAGAATCGAGGACAACTTACGCTCGCTGGCATTGGCGATTGAACACTTGCGCGGCCTCAAGCGCCACGGCGGCGGCCACATGATGGAGCGGTCGCTCGCCGAGCAAGCCGGGTTCAAATACTACACTTTTATTTCACAAATTGAGCATGGCGCGGGCGTTGTGCCGCCCCAACTAATTGGCCGATACGCCGATGCCGTAAAAATCGACCGGCATATTTTTGGGGCCAACATTATGAAATTCTATCACCCGCATTTATTTGCGGCTGTTCGATTACAGGCACCGAGATAATGGGGAAAGGCACAAAAATTTCCTGGGCCGACAATTCGTTCAACCCCTGGCTTGGTTGCACTCGGGTTTCAGCGGGCTGTCTCAATTGCTATGCCGAAAGCTGGGCCAACCGATATAAGGCGGTCGAGTGGGGCCCCAAGGCCGCCCGTAAAAGAACGTCTGAGGGCTCCTGGCGCGGGCCCAGGCAATGGAACAAACAATGCGAGGCCGAGGGCCGCCGGGAGTCGGTATTTCCCTCGCTTTGTGATCCCTTTGACGACCACCCATCAATTGAGGGCGCGTGGCGTGGCGATTTCTGGAAACTTATCGGCGAAACTCAAAACCTGGATTGGCTGTTGCTAACCAAGCGCCCCGAGAACGTGACAAAAAAATTACCAACCACGATGCCGCAAGCGCCCTTCTTAAACGTGCGAATTGGCGTGACGATTGAAAATCAAGAGGCCGCCGACGAGCGGTTTATGTATTTGAACGCAATATCAAAACTCGGGTGGCCCACCTTTATCAGCTACGAACCAATCCTGGGCCCCGTTAATTGGTCGCCGCTATTTGCTCAAAAACTTGTTCAGTGGTTAATTGCTGGCGATGAAAGCGGAAGCGACCGGCGGTCGACAGATCTTAACACCGTCCGAATGGCTCGGGACTTTTGCATTAAGAACGACGCGCCTTTCTTTTTCAAACAGTTTCATTTTGACGGCAAATTAAAATCAGAAACCCCGGAACTGGACGGCAAGCGGTGGGTCCAAAAACCATGAAAGGTAGATAAACCATGAGATTAGAAACAAGAATCGGTGTCGCGCAAATTACCGAGGCCCATTACAAAAATCCTATAAGCCGCCGGTTTGGCCGGGTCCGGGTTAAGCACGATGACGGCACGACCGAAATGTTTGTGCCGATAAAAAGTCTGAAGCGGGCCACCTTCAGCGAGGCCGAAGCGTGCGCGAAATTCATTGAAGCCCATACGGTTGCCAATGACAGTAGAGTTATTTCGGTCGGTTCATCCCACGATGACAGGGAAAGAAAAGAGGCCCGGTTTATTCTTGCCGATGCCTTGCGGCTTAATCGCCGGTCGAGGGCATTGCGCGTTCTTTCAAAGGACAAGCCATGAAAGACCGACCGATTCTATTTTCAGGCCCGCTGGTTTTGTCAATTCTAAAGGGCGACAAAAGAGCCACGCGCCGCCCCATTAATCCCCAGCCCGATGTTGCACATTGGCAGAGCATAATGAAAATGGACCCAAGGGACGACCGGACGAGATTCCGCGTCAATGGGCCAGATTATCCGGACGATGACAGCGACGATTTCTATTTAAGATTTGCACCGGGCGACCGGCTTTGGGTGCGAGAAGCTTGGGCCGAGTTGCCGCCGTTTGATATAGGCCAAAAATCGACAATCGTGCACCGGGCTGGCTGGCACCGGAACGGAACCCAGCCTGGTCGCTGGCGGCCATCAATTCACATGCCGCGCTCGGCCTCGCGGCTTACGTTGATTGTCGAAAGCGTAACCGTTCAAAGGTTGCAAGATATGAACGACGACGATGGTTTTGACGAGGGCTACGAACCAAATGGCGAGCGCGAACCATACCCTTGGAAATGGCGACGGTACTTTCAAAATAAAATACCGGGCAAGGAACACGAAGCCGGATTACTAAACGAAGTTTTTGCCGAATCCTGGGACCGGGTGTATTTTAATAGAGGTTTCGGCTGGCAAGCCGACCCATGGGTTGCCGTCATAACATTTTCAACATTAAAACAAAACATTGACTTGATAGGAGCCAGCCATGGAAGAAAACGAAATACTTGAGTTAATTATTCAGGTTCTAAAGGATGATTACGAGATTGAGGACGCCGGGCCCGATGCCTTTTTTATGGATGGTCGAAGCGCCGAAGATGTAAAGGCGCTCGGCGCAATTAAAACGCTCGGGCTCGACAGCCTGGATTTTTCGGAGTTGGTATGGAAGCTTGAGGAAGTGTTCGGTTGCGAAATTACCGACGCCGAAGCCGAGAAAGTAACCACGCCAAGGCTGGCGGCTTTTGAAATAAAGAGGATTCTTGATGCCAAGTAACGTAGGGCACGAAATTTTCAATTGTTCGAATTGCGGAAAATTTTGGGAAGGCCACGGCGCGAGGGTAGCGGCCTATAATCACAGTCGATACACCGGGCACCAAACAAGCGGCGAGGTCGCAACAACGTACAAATATGGGCCGGAAATAAAGGGGACTGACGATGGCAAAAAACAAAAGCCTAGGTAAATTATGGGGCGAGGCAGCGGCCAATCCCGGCAAGGCCGTGCGGCTCAATCGGTTGGTCGCTTGCGATTACTGTAGCCTCGACTTTACCGAGTCGAAAGAATCGGGCGGATTTATTTTTGGAACAAACGGGGTTTGCCCCAGGTGCGCCCCCGATACCTTGAAGCGAATAAAACATTATGGTGAGGTCGCGTTTATAAAGGCCCGGTGCCGCGCTGGCCAATCGTTTGCCGATTTTGTACGCGAGTTTCGAGGGCCAGACGCCGCCGTTAAAATCACGCAACTAAACCAGATCAGCCAGGAAATGACGCCGGAAAAGGCGCGTGACCTTGGCTATGATGCCGGGAAAAATGGCACAAACAAAAAAAACTCAAGCTGGATAATTTTCATAAATGAAAAGAACCGTGACGCCTGGCAAGAGGGCAACAAATTGGCGCTTGAGGAAAAAGGGGCAACATTGCAATGAAAAAGGCAAAAGATTGGACAAAGAGAAAGGCAAAAGATTGGACAATAGATTGGGATGCCAAAGGCGATTTATTCAGGGGCGACGATGGCCGACCCCATGCCTACCCAGGCTCAAGGGACACCAGCAAAGCGGCGGCGGCTTCTATTTTGCCCGTTACCGGCAATGGCCGAATTCTAGTATTGAACGCGATTGATTTGCTGCCAAACGGCGCGACAATCGAAGAAATTGTTTCTTACACCGGCCTGAAAATCCAAACCGTATGCGCTCGGCGGAAAAAGTTGGAAGAAATGGGCCTTGTTATCGACTCGGGCGAGAAGCGCAAAACATCGTCCGGTCGCAATGCGATTGTCTGGGTAATGAAACCCGACACTATCTAAGGGAACCAAAACAATGGCGGAAAATAAGAAACCCGACGGCGGCCCAGCCTTTGCCGTACCCGGGCCCGGCAGCCAAGTGGGGCAGCCCGGTATGAGTTTGCGCGATTACTTAGCGGGGATAGTTTTGCAAAGCTGTATTCTGATTGGAAAAGATAAAAACACCCCAAAAGGTGTCGCCACGATTTCATACAACTTTGCCGACGCCATGATTAAAGAGCGTGACAAAAAATGAACTGTCCTAAATGCGGGCCGGTTACGGGGCCGAGATAATGACAACTAACCTTTCTGTCGATGTGATCAAAGCCGCCCGAGACTCTTTTGCGCATCGCGGGTTTGCCGTCGTGCCGGGTTTTTTTACGCCGGAAGAACTCAGGGCAATGCAAGATGAAAGCCGCAAGCTGAATTACAAAATTCTCGAAAACGAATACACGATCGTTACTGCGGATCATTCATTACCGAGCCAGGCAACCCGCATTTTGCTTGATCGAATTCATGTGATTGCAATGATAGTCGGCACCGCCGTGAAGCCGTCAACGGTTTGCGCTCGGCGCTATATGAAAGAATCGGTATTGAGCCCGCACGTTGATAAAAAGGGCCGTGAGTTTGGCCTTTCGGCCACAATTGAAATCATCCCAGGCAAGGACCGCCGGACGGATTGGCCTTTCATCTTGACCGATAAGGTTGGGGACTCTTACGCAATCCAAGCGCCACCCGGCTGGGCGGTTTTATATCACGCTACTGAGTTGCAACACTGGCGGCCAATGGACAAGCCAAACTTTGAGATTTGGTGTCAGACTTTCTTTCATTGGGTGCGATGGAACGGGCAACAGCGTCCGGTTTTTTCGCTGGCCGATTTGGAAAAAGCCACCGCCCTTTAGGCTTTCAATCTTACAAAATCAAAAAAACATCGTTGCGCTGATCTAACATTTTCTTTGTCGCGCAAGACCGGCGTTTTGGAAAATCACTCCAGTGATGACCGGCGGAAACCCTTGGTAGGAACCAATTCCAGTAAACCCGTACTATATAATGCTGCTGCCGACAAGGAATCGGCATTGTTCTTTGAAAATTAAATAAGGAGAAAGTTATGATAGACCCACAGGTCCGTAACGCCTGGTGCGTTGAGTTCCGTTTTTCAAACAAAGAAGAATGGCAGCGTGATTGCACCTTCCCGGCTTTGGAAGTGATTGAGTTCAACGGTGTTAAAAGCACACCGCGTGCTAACGGCTCAATTGATATAGGCCAAGGCATGGCGCTCGTTTATGCGTATCGCTTGGAAATGAGACACGATACTAAATTCCAGACCCGGACGCGATATGTTGGCGTTGAACCTTATTGGCTTAAAAAGGGCGACAAGCCCAGAAAGCAAATAGCCCTACGAGCGGAATACGACAGCGTTATTTCGGGCGACTAATTTTGGCCTCGCTGGCTTCGGCTGGCGGGGCTAATTTTTTGCACAAAAAAAGACCGCCACCCGGAAAGGGCAGCGGCCTAAGTTTGAAGGGACGCAAGGACGGGGCTACACCGGAATGTCGACCCCGCCCAGAATTGCCCGATAAAGGGCCCAATTTTCCCGATGCTCAAACGAGTACCAATGATCGCCGAAGCTTTCAGGGTTGTCGCCCTTGAGGCCGGGAAAGCCATTTTCCAATCCCCAAGCCTGGGTGATTGGTGAATCAAGTACAAATTCTCGCCAGTTTTCGGTGGCCCGATTGCCGAGGCCGGGGTTTCCAACCAAATCAGCCGACGCGCCTGGCGCGGCCCACCGGCCCAGCTTTTTCAAAACATCATCCTCGCGCACAACAATATTATAAAATTCGACGTTTGGATTTACCTTTGCCGTTTTCATGGCCTCGTCGGCATACTCGGCACCGTTGAGTATCAAAACCCGGCCAACGTCCGGGGTCGCATTCTTTAGGGCCTGACAGACGACCCGCGCCCCCAGGGAATGGCACATCAGATCACAGGGCCCAATCCTCGCCAAGACCCGCCAAAGGACCGCAGCGGCCTTCTCAGCCAGCCCCCACGCATATCTATACCGGGCCGAAAGGGGGTGGAAATAATGCCCGGCCCCGAGCGCGGTAAAGTAACTGCCAGGCCCAAACGGTGCCGAGTACCAGCCAAGGCCAAAAGCCTCGCGGGCACCCCACAGCTTTTCCCAAAGCGGAAATGTATACAAATACGGATTCGTCGACCCAGAAATGGGCGTGCCTTTGGTGCTTGAGGAACCCGGATCATAATTGAAACCATGAACCGGAATTAACGGCCGGAAATCTGGCCGGAAATCAAACCCGTTCATGTCGAATTTTTCAGCGGGAAGGCCAGCATCGTTTACCGTATAAACGCCATCCCTCAGAACTGAAAGGCCCCTCAAGGTATTGATACCGGCTTGATCGCTTTGACCCCGGCACGGACCATGGCGGGCAGCGTTTTGTTGAGGCTTTCCGTAATCAATTTGGTCTGGGTTTTGACCACATCAGCGGCGACCTTGATGGCATCAAGCGCCTTGATGGATTTGGCCTTCAATCTGAATTCCCACAAATTCTGTCCGGGGTTCGCCGGGTCCGGCTTTTTCAGTGAAACGTCCAAATCACCAATGTCTTTACCCGAGCGATATTCGATACAGATGGCCTCGGCCAAAGCCGGGTCATTAAAAACCACCGCACAGCTTATCGAGGCATCAATGCGCCCGGCCTGATCAACCGACGGCTTGCCCGCGCACCCGCCCAGCATTAGAACGCCAGCCAGGGCGACCCCGGCCACTTTGGCTTTTACCGCGTAACGGTACATCATTGTACAATCCCCTAAAATTTCAGTGAGCGCCGGTAAATGTCGATTGTCCGGCGCAACCAACCCAGCCCGAAAATTACAAATTTGGGACGAGTGCCATAATAGAAAGCCCGCCGGGCGGCATACTCAGCTAATAGCGTGTCCCGTTTTGCTTCATCAATTGCGGTTTTTGTTATTGGCCCAATTTTGCCGTCCGGAGTAACGCCGAGCGATTTTTGCAAGATGATGTGCGCCTGGGGCTGGCCAAGATTAACCCCGGCATCGAAAACGGCCAGCTTGAGCCCGCACTCCAATTCATCGCACAGGCAAGGAAGCCAGATTTTTTCATGGTAAATATGGGCGACCTGTTTTTCGGTCAAGCCGATTAAATCGCGCCGGTCGATCACGCCGTCATTGTTTACGTCGAGCCCGAAAGCCCGAAGAAAACCGAGCGTGATGCCACGGACGGTAAAGCCGCCGGGGTCTTGCGCGTGATCCGAAACCCCGCCTTCCCAGCGAAGCGTGATCTTCAAAGCGGTTTCAAACTTTGTCATCGGCTGCGCCTTTTTTTTCTCAGGTCTTTAATTTCGGCGAGGCAATCGCGGCGCGATTTGAAATACCCGAGGGCCATCCCATACGCGCAAAAATTGTTTTTTTGATCTTTCGTTATCCGGTGCCCGCGTTTGATTTTGGCCTCAAGTTGCTTATATTTTAGTAGCGATACCGAGGACGCGACAGACTCAATATCTTGCCACTGTTTGTAATCATTGACGGCAGCGGCGCTTGCTATACCAAAAAACGGAAGGGCCCACAGGCCAGCTTTTACCCACATTGGTATCATCATCGGTTCATCCTTTCGGTGGGCTAATATCGTCGCCCAAACTTAGGTGCGGTAATCTCGTCGCAAGCGTGCGGTCTAGGCGATGCAACATTTGCCGCAAGTTTGAGTGTTCCCTGTGCATCATATCTTTTAATTCGGCGGCTTGGTAATCGATGCGCTCCCGTAGCCGATTTTCAACCGACTCCACCATTTGTATGGTCGTAAATGTTTTCTGAACCTCAAGTTTATAATCGGACAGCGCCGTCATGTTATTTTCGTTGGCTTTACGGACACAATTTATCGCTTTTTGAAGAGTCGTCAGGGCAGCGGTCGTTGCGCTGATCGCCTCAAGCCGGTTTTCTTCCATGCGGTCAAACATCACGCCGCGCATTTTTGCGCCAGAAATATAAAGGTGGGCTATGGTACCCCCAAAAAGGCTGAGGCAACCAAAAATCAACCCCAGGCCCCAAGTCATTACGCCGTCAACCATTTTATTATTCCCAGCATTTGTTGTAATTATACTGCCCGTAATCAGTGCAAGAAAAAGGGCGGGAATTCAACCCCGCCCTTAAACTTTATATTCAGTTTGTTTTCGAGGATCAGTCGCCAGAGTCGGAATTGTTGGCTTCGTCCTTGAATTCTTCGTCGGTATCTTTCTCAAATGCCGCTTGAGCGGCTTTGATGGCAGGTAGCCGCTCAAGAACATCTTGCTTCGCCCCGTTGGCGAGCCTTTCAATTAATTCAAACGCGGCGGCAAGTGTAAACCCCTCGTTTGGGGCCTCGGTTTCGGACGATTCCTCGCCGCCTTCATCCGCACTTTGCGTTCCGGCCTCGGTGGCCTCGGTGTTTTCTTCTTCTTCTCGAATCTTCATTTTTTCGTTCCTTCATTTCAGGGGCTAAGATGGCGCGGTTTTATTTGAAAGCGGGACCGCTAAACCATCCGACTAATGTTTCCCGCTTGCCTCTTTTGACCGGCAAGACCCGGTGCATTATAAACGACGGGAAAATTATCATCCGTCCAAATTGGTGTATTTGCATATCGCATTCATGGGGGCGCATTGGCTTTTGTCCCACCATGATTTCAAAGTTGCCGCCGTCGTAAGTATCAGGCTCGGATAATTCCATGACAACCGATAGCTTCCGGCACGGCCTGTTCTTGCCGCCCAGAGCGCCACGGTCTTGATGAAATGACCTGTAGTGGGAGCCTGTTTCGTAAGTCGTAAATTGCATTCCCTCGAAAGCGCCCCAAAGATCAAAGTGAAACGATTGTTCGTTAGCCGTTGCAATTGCGAGCATGATTGAATCTAAAAACCATGCGGTTTGATCGTTGCGATAAACCCACGCAATCTTCGACGTTCGTTTTGATCCTTGCAAAGCCCCGCCAGCTTGGCCGTCCTGAAGCGGTATCTGGCGGCAAACGTCACGCATCGCTTTTAATTGTTTTTGATTGAATTCGTGCTGCCAGTAAATAAAATCAGGAAACTCCGTGGCCCGGCGCGGCAAGGCCATGAAGGAATCCCCTTGTGCCACCGCCGGGCCCGCCGCCGGTTCCGTTTCAGGTTCCGGCGAAACTGTTGGTTCCGAAACTGTTGGCTTTGTCGCCGCTACTCTATCGGGCGGAATTTTTACAACATTACTTTGCATTATGAGCCTTGAAAATCGGGCCGACGATTTTTTCATTGATTGCAACTGAGCCCAGCAAAGACGAGCGCATTGAAAATGGCACCCGGTTCTTTTCAAAAAACAATCGAACAGCGAGCGAGCGACCGGCCTTCATAAAGGCGCGTAGCAATTTGTTGTAATCTTTTTGATCCCAGCCCTTACCAACCATGTAAGCGCGTAAAGATCTGGACGGCGGGACCGGGCAAGTCACTGTCGAGGCCGACCGCACGGCGCTTGGGACCGGATAAGATTCGGGGTGATCGAAAATCGAAAGAACCCGAAGCCACGGCTTTCTCATTGCCATCTCCAGGTTAATCACAATAAGCGAAAGTTCCCTCGTTTTCAGAGACGCCAGTAATTGGTTGCGGTTGTCCACCACCAGCCTTTTGAAGCCGTAACATTTGATCGTTTTGTTTATCGCATAAATGTGCGCCCCGTTGGGATTTCTATAGGCCAAAAGATACTTACGGCGCGAGGCCATAGCCAGCCCATTAACATCATCATCCCGATTGACCGCCAAGACATTCACGTCGCGGAATATCCCGGCGACCGGCCTGATATTTTTGTGCCAATCCCATGTAAAGCGGCGCTTTGTTTGCAGCCGAAGATAGGCCGTGACAATCTTTGTCAGATTGGCGCTCAATAAACAGCGCGGGCAATTCTTGACAAACCAGTCGGTCCCTTTCATGGACGAGCCGCCCGGCCTGTAATTATAAACAAAACTAACCGAAAGATTTTTACTTACCTCGTCGCCATAAATTCGACCGAGCAAGCCCTGTGTTCCTTCCGCCCTGTGAGGGACGACGACAGTGATTTTTGATCCCGGTTCAAGAATTCCGGCGGATAATTGAGGGGGTATTAAAATGAAGAAAAGGCCAGTAAGGCCGAACAGTGTTTTTAGCATTGGAATCTCTTGCGCTGGCGGGGATGGTTATAGCAATAAATCGGGGTGGTTGTCGAGGGTTGATACCCGCTGTCCAGAGTCCAAAACATAATTGAAATCATTGTGCCGCATTGCCAGGTTGCCGCCGACGGTTTTCTCCCAATCGAGGAAATCAGCATCACCATTAAAATCTAAAACATACTGTTTTGCCGCCGCCTTGAATTGAGCCGGGTCGGACTCGTCGGGAAACCCGTTTGTCGAAAAGAAATGCAAGTGCCATTGTTCAAAATCAGGGTGGTCGAAAAATTGAACGTGCGCACCATGCGCCGGAATATAGTCCCAGAAGCCGTGCAACCGATACTTTTTCGAGTTCCATTGAATGGCCTGGCGAATCCAATCCTTTGCCCCGGCCAGAGTATTGGTAGGCCATTGCACAGGGGCGGCATCAATCAATAACTGGACTTGATCAAGCGTTGCCGCATCATCGCCTCGGCGCTCAAATAAGGCCCGCCAGGGTGCGGCATAATCGGCGGGCAAAACCGGAACGCCCCAGACCTTAGAAGCCTTCACATGATTTCCCGAGCCGGTCGCTAAGATCTGGTCGCCCATTTCGCCGGTTACGGAAATAACGCCGGGGCTGGTATCAAAAAAACTGAGGTGGTCGTAAGCATCAACCCGATTGACTGTCATGCGCGGTCGATTTTTGATAATTTCAAAAAAATACCTTGGGTATGTTTTCGCGCTCGGTGTTCCGCCCCAACTAAAGCCGCTGTATCGGTATCGAATCCGCTCCCAATCTTCCGCCGTGCCGATGTTTTCAAAGGCCGAACAGAGAAAAGTCGAGTCGATGCCGCCCGAAAAATACAGGTCGATGATTTTGCCAGGGTTGTCGTCAAGAATTGCCCGCGCCCTTTCCTCGGCTATTTGCCCGAGCGTTTTGCTAAAAGCCGGTGAGAACGGCGGCAAATTTCTGGATGATGTTTTGAACGGCGTCAATTGCAATGTGCCGGTCCGGTCGATTGCTCTTGATTCGACCATTGTTTTGGCAAACCAATGATGCAAGGCCGGGAACGGCAGCCCATCATTCTCGACGGACCACGCACTGCCAAATAGAAGCACGGAATCGGGCGAGGCCATTTTTACACTCCGTAGTTTATGAACGCGGCGTAAGCCTCGGCGGTTGTCTGGAATGTGTCAATTTCCTTCTTGCGACCGAGCCGTAGCCCGCGCGTCGGTGCCAGTTCGGTCTTCATTGTTGCGGCCGTTAGCATAATCAATTCCGCCTCTTGCTTGATGTTTTGAGTTTCCGAGGGCGGCGACGTTCTTGGGTCAAGAGAAATACCAGTGCTTTGGTTTAACAAAATGAATTCGTCCGGGTTTGGTGTCACCAGCGGGTTGGCATCTTGCTCAAGATATAACAAGGCTTCGACGACAAGGAGTTGGTATTCATTTGCCCGTAAAAAAGCGGTCGGCGCGTCAACTCGGCTTTTCATATTTTCCCGAGCGTTTTGCACAAATTCATAACTGTAGGTTCGCACCGGCACAAAAACATCGTCAAGAACTTGCACATCATCAACCGGCGGTAATTGCTGCTCAATGTCCGGGTCGTAATCTTTGGCCGTATCAATTATTTGTCCGGGCGTAATCGCAAAGCGCCGCCCAACAATAATGACTTCTTTCTGTTTGTCCGACTCATAGAACGGTGTGATCCGCCCCAACTCGTCGCTATTTTTGCCCACCATGTAGGCGTAGAATTTTCCCATGTGTTCGTAATTTACCATGATTAAAGCCTATCCAGATGTTGGGCCGTTTAAGGTTCCCGGTACGTTAAATGTTACTTTTGAATGACCCACTATAGAGGGCCCAGCCGCCCCGGCGGAAGCACCAGGCGAGCCGGAGCCACCAGCCGCGCCAACACCGCCGCCCGCACCGCCCGCACCGCCGGTGCAACCAGGCGAAGGTGGGTTGCCTGGGTCATCCGGCGCGGGTGGGTCGCCAGGGCAAGCACCGAAACTTGTTCGACCAGCGTTTCGAGTTCCGGACCCGTTTGGTGAACCTGTACCGCCGCCGCCGTCGCCGCCGCGACAATTGGGCCCGCAACCCGTAGCACCATTTCCGCCGCCGCCACCGGAACCGCCGCCGGAAATTGTGGTGTTCGTTAATTGTATCGGGTGATCGACCTGCAAGCCGGTCTTGCCAGCTGCGCCGCTTGAGCCGCCAGCCGGTCCAGGGCCGCCGCCGGAACCACCGTTGCCGCCAGCCCCAGCAATTGAGGCCGTGCCTTCCATTAAAATGTGCCCGCCGCCGCCCGCGTTGATTATGTTTGAAACATTGCCAGTATCAAAAGCCGGGCTGCCGGTAATTGCGACACCTGTTTGAATTGTGATTGTGGCCGTTGCTGGCTCGCCGCCGTACCCAATAGCGTCTAGTTTGGTGCGCCAATTAACGTTTGCTTCCGGCGACGACAAAATGATTTCATAATTAGGAACAACCGGGCCAATGTGGCGTTCATCAACAAGTTCATTCACGACGCAATCCCTTTTAGTGAAAATCTAATGCCAGCGCCCGCCGTCACTGAGCCAACTTGATTTATTTGAAACGTCAACTTTTCACCGGCAGCAATCGTCGTATCTGAAAGCACCCCGGCGGTCAAGGTGGTAGAGCCCGCCGCAAATTCAGGTTTTGTTGAGTAAATCGAAACGCCGCCAATTTCAACGTCGATGATAAGCGCCGCGCTGGTCGGTGCGGTTTCAATCGTTGCGTTTTCACCCTGTATTGTAATGCCGCGATTGACGGTCATGTGGCCGTATTCTTGAACGATCAAATCTTGAACCGTGCCGTCGGTATTCCAGCCCATTTTTATGGGTATGTCCATCGCCAAGACTTGAACCTCGGTGAAGCTGGTATGATAAAGCGAACGAATGTCATCAATCAGGGTGTTGTCGATTGCCGTGGTGCTGGTCGCAAAAGTAATCCGGGCGATTGGTATTTTACCAGCGGGCACGGCGGGGTCGACCGGACTTGCATTCTCGGCCCCTGTTGCAACCGCGACAGCGCCGGTAATTTCATCAATATGAACGATGTCCTTTCTTGGGTTGACCGATGGCGCGGTAAGAGTAGCCGTGCTTTGGGCGGCAACCTCGGATTGTGTCGTTGCTGTTTTCAGCCAGCCCGCCTCAAGGCGCACCGTCATATCGGCTGCGGGCGGTGAGTTTGAGTTTTGTTCGTGCGCGGCAAAATTGTCGCCCATGCGCTTAACAACAGCCAGGTCGGCATCAATGCCGGTTTTTTGCGCGGTCGGTGCCAGCGTTTCAAAATCTGTATCTACCCAAGTTCCTACCGCCATATTAAACCCCTATTACCTCTGCGCGTCCGTTGCCGTTGGTGGGTGTGCCGTTGGTGTCCCACATGAGAAAGTCAAATCCATTTACCGTTACATTGTCAACCGATACCACCCGAGCCGATGTGTCGTCATTAAAAACTTCAACAAACGGCGTTTGGAAAAAGGGCGTGGTGTAAGCAACCGATTGAACGCCAGCCGGGGAACCAGTAACGGCAATTCCCGTAATTAATTCCGTGCGCTCTTTCGCGTCGGCAATCGGTGTAAACTCAAGTATGGGCCCGATGCCAACAGTCGCATCACCGATGATTCTGTACTTTGCATACCTGAAAGTTTCTTCGGAAATAGTCCAGTTTTCAAAGCCATCGTATGAAAGGGCGAAAAGCCGGTAATCCACTTGCAAGATTGGGTCCGGCGTTCCTGTTTCGTCGCCGCCGAGCGCCGCCAAGCTGGTCGCATAAACCCGGGCCTCGGCATCAAACCCGAGGTCGATTTCTGCCGCTTCATAAATCGGTTGCACAATGGTCCGAATGACGTAGCTGTCAAAAATATCGTCGGCGGTCGAGTCGGCGTCCTGGCTTTCTGGGTTAATGTGCCCGGTTTTCGGGTTGCGCACATACCCTGTGCTGGTACCGCTACCAATGCCCGGCCAGGTTGGGTGCTGGTCGATTGCCGTAATTACATCGCGGGTTGTTGATATATCAAGCCGCTGGCTGACGTAATTGGCGCTTTCGTTCCCGGTCGTATCAATCGCTTTAATTGCAATTGTCCAAACGCCTGGGGGAATTTGCGCCTCGGTGAGCGACGTCCCTTTCAGCTCTTGGGTAAGCACAGCGGCTTGGTCCCAATCGAAAGAATCGGGTGCCATGTATTTGATTATGTAGCCGTTGCGGTCCTTATCGGTAATCTTGGGCCATTTTGCCACGACAGTATCGCCGTTTTGCTTGGCGGTGATCGACGCCACGTCGCTGGGCGGGGCCGTTTTCCCGATAACGGTGTGCCCGGTTACTGTCACATAATCTGAGGACGCCCGCAAAGCGCCGCCGCGTCTTGCTCGGATTCGAACATCGTAGGCCACGCCGTCTTCAACGTCCAAAATGAACGCCTCGGTCAAGCCGCCTTGAACAACTGGCCCGGTAAGCCAAACACTGGCGGTTGATTTTTTAAACTCTACCGTAATCAAGCCGCCGTTTGTCACAAGAACATCAGCCGGGGAAACCCACGTCGCCTTGATGCGTGAAAAAATTGTGCCGTCAAGCCGGGTGTCCAGAATGGTGGTTCCCGATGTTAGAACCAGGCTCGTCGGGTCGCTTGCAGCATTAGGATTTGGTAGATTTGTAAGGGGCGAGGGCGTCATTAACGCCTCGTCCGTTCCCGGCACCCAGGCATAAACCGTCGCGTCGATTTCTTCCACATCAACAACGGTCCCGATGCGCGGGTTCGGCCCTTGGGCGTCTCGCAATTCTAAACCCCACCGAACAATCTCAAAATCTTTTGCAACATAACCCCGTTTCGCATTTGTCACGGCAACATTGTCGCCCGCCTGGTGTTCCATACCGCGCAATGAAAGCGGCATCGTTACCGATTGCTGGCGACGGACCTTTTCTAATTCAATTCTCGCCACACGCTGGGCCATGGCCGGGCTGTTAGTGTATCGAAGCTCGGCATCTTTCCAGATTCGCTCGTTGTTGTCCTCGGTCAAGTAAGCCGCTGGCTTTACGGCGGGGAAATCTGTCGGCTGATACAGGTCGTCCGGGTTTACAAAAACGCCTTTGACGCCGTTGAAAACATCACGCAAGGACCGGCGATGCCGCGAGTTGATAGGGCCGTCAATATCAATCTCCAAAATCTCAGTTGTTGACGCCCGCCAAACACCGGCCAGCAGAAACACTTCGCCGCCGGATTCTACTTTGACGCCAGCCATGGCGGAAAGTAATTGTGGCACCAAAACCTCGGGCGAAATTTCGCTACTAATAACGCCGTTCAAAGTATAACGCGGCTCGGCATTTACATTTATGGTGTGCGTACCAATGCCCGCGCTGGTAATGTTTATTTGCGTACCGGCTCGTGCGTTTGCCAACGAGGTCGCAATCATTCCCGAGCCCGGCTTCAAATCAATCCAGAAATAATTTGTGTTTATTGCCGTGCCGCCCGGCAACGTCGCGGGTGAAGCATTATTTGTCAGTGTTATTCGCGTCCCTGTTCTAAGCGCCGCCGACCTGTCGCTGGCCGATAAAATGTCGTTACCCGCATTGGCTGAGAAATTTACAGTGACAGCCACCCGCTCGACCATTTCGTCACAATCATTTGCCGCCGCAATCAGCGCCGCTTCGTTTATGTCGGCGGTTGCAAACCCGAGGCCGCGCCCAGCGTCACGAAGATATTGAGCGATGCAAAGCGCCGCGTTATCGGTCCATTGTGCTGTCACAGGGCTTGTCGCTAATCGCGGGTCTTCAACATTATTAAAAGCGGTGCAAATAAACGAGGCATTCGGCAAGCCGCCGCCGAACAAATCCTGGTCGTAAATCAATTTGACATAAGCTTTTGCGCAGCCCGCCTGTAGATGATTGGCCCCCCATTTGCCAGCGCCAACCGCCGCCGTTAAAGCTGTGTGCAAAGCGGCATCACCCGCCGTGGTGCCTTTTCCAAAAACAACGGTAATAAAGCCCGCGTATTTTCCTGTCGCGTTGCCGCTTCCATCAAGTGGCACGACTTCATCGTCTAATAACATCGCGTCAAAGGATTCTATTTCATGGCCGGTAACTGTGATCAAAGTATGAAGGTCGCTATTTTCAGTGCCGGTTGTTTCCATAAAAGTATAAACCCCGCCAACGCGGGTGCGTCCGTAAACCGTTTTTCTTGGCGATGCCGGTTGTCGAACAGTGAGGGTATTTTCTCTTGTCTCGGCCGTAAAACTTTGCGCCAATGCCGACGCGTCTGGGGCTTCCGGGGTTGGCGAAAGCGCCGTCATGGCAAACGAAAGGGCGGCTGTTGCAACACCGGCAACAATGGCCGCCGTCAAGCCCGCCTCAATCAGCACGGTGCCAAAGATTACGATGCCACCCGAAAACGCGGCGCTGGCGGCAAAGCCACCGGCAATGACAGCCCCTACTGCTGGCGGCATTATCCAACTCTCCAAGCCCGGCGGCACTCGCGCACCGGCAACAATCGGGGCGGGTCCATATATGTGGCAAAGGCCGCGACCCGCGAGTCGAGCGTCACAAAACCAAGGCTTGGTGCAAGCGGCATATTCGGTTCAATTCCTATGTCAGCTAAAACAATGTCGCCCCGCTGGGCCATCAATACATTTACCTCGTCGCCGTTCCAATTCTTGCGGAATTTATCAACGGCTTCTTCAAGGGTCTTTGCTTCAAAGTTTCTTTTGATCGCCCGCGCCGCCCCGACGCCGGTTTTATATGTGCCCCTGATTTTTTTGGCGGCATCCACGCCGGTCATTTCGAGCGCCGCGCCGAGCGCGAATAAAACGCAGTCGTTTTGGCCCCAGACAAAAGGTTTCGGCCCGGTTTCTTTTATATACTGCGCCAGCCTTTCCGGCCAATCAGGAAATCGTGTCAGACCCGGCATCTAAATCCTCGCTGTGCGTATTATTTACTGTGTTGCCTTCCCAATTAAGGCCCACCGTAGTCGGCTCGCCCTCAAGCCAGTGTTGAATTGACAAAAACGCCGAGCCTTGAGGGCCAACAATTAAATCATGCCACTGATTTGGCCGGACGCGAACCCCACGGCCCCACCAGCGATTTACGCCGCGCTTTCTATCATGCAAAAAGGCGAGCGGGATAGTCGGTATTTTATCACACCGGAAATTAGTATCCCCGGCGACGTGCATTTCGATTGTATCAACCGCCGGGTGCCGATGTTCCGGCACTATCGTTCCCGGCGGAAAAATAAACAATTGCACCTGAAATTGCCCGCTTTTGAAAATAGTTAAACCGGCGAGGCCCGCTGTAAACCAAACGCCCAAGTCCGGTGCCGCTGGCCAGGCCGGGCCGTTATCAGCATACCATTTTGTAAAAGCCACAAGGGCGTCGCCATCATCGGGCGGGATGAATTGGGGCGGCGCTTTTGCACCTGATCGCACAAACTCTTGATTGTACCGCTTTACACTCTGCCCCACGCCAATCTCCGGTCTTGTAATCCCTCAACATATTCAAAGCCTCGGTCCGTCGGGAATTCAATTTTTTGATCTTCTGTTGTGTACCGCCGAACCCGGGCCCGCTGTTGGTCAATGGCCTTGGATTCTACCGACAGTCTAATGATGGACGAGTCCGCGCCGTCCTCAATTTCGGGAACATCGGTTACGCCGCTGAATAAAACAATGGGTGTACCAACCATCACGCCATCATCATCAAGCGCCGCAAAATAAAGCGTTCCGGTTTTGCCTTGCCGAATTTGAGAAACCGCGACGGCCACAATATCGTCGGGAATGCCTGAAAGAACAAATGACATGCCGACAGCCGAGCCGTCGGATGATTCTTCAATACCGGCAATGCCGCCGTAAATTCCTGTGCCTAAATAAGTTTCACTGCCCCAAAGCAAGTCGCCAATTCCTGTCCAGGCAAAAACAGTGTCGCCGGACGTTTCAATCTTAGCCAAAAAAATCGGGTGCAGTTCGTCTTTTTCGATTTCAGCGGCAAGGGGTGCACCGATTACTCGGGTCATGGGAGCCTTTCAATCGCGGCATATTGAAGCCCATACAGTTGCATTTCATCGACCCGCCACGGTGCCTCGTTTTGATTGAGCCGGAAAGTTCCGGTCGGGCTTGAATAAACGACAGCCGAGGAGTCGGCAATATTACCGCGCAAGCCGGGCCAAATATCCAAAGTGGCGAGCCCGGAAGTATCGGACGAAACATCTTTTAGGTTCATGTGTAATCGTTGCAAAGTGTCGACTGTTACCGAGACAAAATCGCCCGCCTTGAAAACATTGGCCGTCGTGACCGGCAAAGTTTTGACATACAAGAGTCTCGACAGCGAAAGATTTACAGCCGGGCTTATTGCACTATTCGCAACCGGCGAACCTGTTACATTTCCCTGGGGCAATCGCGCCGTCGGGTCGACTCTCATATCGAAGTAACCAAATCGACCGCGAAGGGCGAGCCGCCAGGCAACCCAGGCCATCGCCTCAGCCCGAGTCATTGGCGGCAAATCAACTTGAACCGCCCAGCCCTCGCCTTGGTGCGCTTGAACCTGTTGAGCAAGAGAAAGCGGCGCTTGTGACATTCCGACCAACGACGCCGGTTGATATTCAATTGAGCGAGGTTCAGGGGTCAACGGTGGGTTGTATGGATAAGTAATTGTCATGCTCTAAACGCCTGTCTAATTCCTCTGCCACCGCGCCGTTGGGCGTTTGTCACCGCCGCAACCGACCGATGTTCAATTGATCCATTTACGGACTGTATCATCGCTCGCAATTGGTTCATTCCGTCGCGGTCGGCACCCCGGGCATCAATGATGAAAGTATCACCACCGCGACCACCGCCCTTTGGTATGACCGATTCGCCACGCTGTAAAATTGCCGGGAATTCATCGCCAGCGAGGCCATTGTGAAACCGTGGCGCGTTTGAAAACATGGCCGGGTTTACTGATCGTTGCGGAAACGCCGTCTTGCCAACCACGCCACCTCTGTGAGCAACCCCGGACCCGATGGAATTACCCGCGCTGTTTCCAACGCCGCCGCCGGGGCTTCCTGTAACCCCCACGCTACTATTAAACAGGCCGAAAAAATCAAAGCCGCCCAGCGTTGCGCGAGCCCCGCCGAAAAGAGCGTTGAGGATTGGGTTTATTACGGCCATCCGAATGGCGGCCTGGACAATTTCAGAAAGAACGCCAAGCATGACGCCCTTAAAACTGGCCGCCGCTGATTTCCCTTGCACAAACATTTCAGTCAACGCACCGCCCACACGATCAAAGCCGCGCTCCGCAAGCCGGGACCATTCCTCGTTAGACGCTTTCATGTTGTCAATTTCTTCTGTTAATTTTCTCGCCTGTTTGAATTGTGATTGCCACGCCATGCCCTGGGCCGACGATAGGTCTATGCCCGCCGCCGTCGCCGCATTTTCTAACTCAATTGCTTTTTCTAGTTCGAGGTATTCTTTTTGGCCGCGCCCCAACGCACTCTTGAGATGTTCCAGTTGGGTTACTTGTAACCGCAAGACCGAGGTTGCTTGGGTTGTCGAATTGTTGACTGATTTTTGAACATCGCCGCCTTTCATCAAACTTTTAGCGGCCTGTTCGATTGCATCAGATGTTTTCAGTGCTTCTTTACCGAATGCTTTCCACGTTAGCGCCGCCGCGCCCAGCGTAATGGCCAACTTAGCAACGACGCCGAGAATCGACTTACTTAAAACAATATTCAAAAGCCCTTGTGCACGCGCAGCCGCGATGGTCGCCAGGGCAAACCGAGCAACCGCCGATGCCAGGCCAATGAAAAACCCGGCGGCCTTTAATGCAATGAACCCGACTAACAGCGTGGTAATTTCTCGTAAGTTTCGAGATAAAAATGACATAGCATTTGCGAGCGCCGGGATTACGACAGCGCCCAGACTTGTGGCCGACGCTTGTAATTTTGCGAGCGCCGAATTGAATTTAAATTCCGCGGTATTGGAGATTGCCTTAAACGCCGCATCAAGCGAGCCCGACGAATTTTTCAGGCTTTCAAAAATCGCCGCGACTTGTTTGGCGTTGCCGCCGGTCAAGGCCAGCACGGTGTTGACCGCCTCAACCCGGCCAAGCACATCAACCATTGCCGTTTCGTTATCGCCGAGTTTTTCCCGCAACTCGACCAGCGTTTTGAGAAGCCCCTTGTTGCGGATGCTTTCTCGTAATCCGGCGTAACTAAGGCCCAGGTCTTTCAAAACCTTTTTACCTTTTTCTGATTCTTTCAACATGGCAACAAGCACCGAGCGCAAGCCGGTAATCGCTTCCGAAGTACCGATGCCGATTCTCGTCAGGGCCGCAACAGACGCGCCGACCTGATCCAGAGATACGCCCGAGCCTTGAGCAACCGCCATGACCTGTCCAATTGAAGTCGCCAATTCGCTGGCCTCAAGTTTGCCCTCTTTAACCGTGGCAACAAAAATGTCGGTCGCTTGAGCCGCCGAAAGATTTTCCTTCGCGTATGCGTTCATGGCCGACGTAACAGCATCAGCGACGGACTTTGTTTCACCAAGCCCCGCCGAGGCCGCCCGGGCCGATTGCCGTAAAGTATCAATCGCCCTCGTCCCTCGCAAGCCAGCCGACGTAATGAAAAACATGGCTTCGGCCAATTCAACAGGCCCTTTCCCAACCGCCTCGCCCATCTTTAGAATTTCAGAATTGAACGCATTTACTTTTTTCTGAGAAACCCCAACGAGCCCGACGATTTGCTGTAGCGATGTTTCAAATCCTGTGAATTGGTCTTTTAGTTTTTTGACGGCGAGGCCCGCGCCGAGCAATAAGGCGGCTTGACGCATTTGGCCGAATTGCTTTGAAACATTACGGCTGGCGCTTGAAAGGGAACGCATCGACCGGCGCATTTTGGCTGTTTGAGTTTCAACCGACCGGCTGGCCTTGCTCATATCCCTGATAAATGCGGCGCTTTGTAAGCGAAGATTGGCGGTAAGTGAGCCGATGTTTGCCATTTTCAGTCCTTACGCTATCCTATGCCCGCCAATTGGCAAGCAAAGGGAGTTCGTTATGAAATCCAAACTGGTTATTCTCAGCTTAACAATTTTCCTCGCCGCTTGTACTAGCATTGAAACACAACAAGCGGCAAACGGAAACATCGAAATAAACGTCCGGGGCGGCGATGCTCAGAAGTTTTTGAACAATCGCTTTCAGAGAAAAGCCGACGAGATTTGCCCCGGCGGCTACAGGCGCGTTTTTGAGCGGCCAATTATTGGTCCGGATGGTGTTCTGGGCCGCCATTTCGTCATTGATTGCCGGGGTTAAGACTTGGCCATTTTTGCCGCTTCTCTTGTAATCGCGCTCGCCAAGACCCGACCCATTTCATTCAAGGCCGCCGCCGCTTGGCTATCCAGGGCCGGGCGCATAAAAGGGTGCGCCGCCTGGTGGGCGGTCCCAAATTCTTGAAGGTGAGCGATTGCACTGGCGGGCCGCTTGAACCCGATCAAAATTACCCGCTCGTCATTGGACCGGCGCTTTTGATCAAGCGCCGTTGTAATGGACTTTTTCAGGGCCCCGGTTCTAACGTGCACCAGCCGCTTGGCCTCTTGAACAATCGGCTTCGCGCCCGCCCGCAGGGCCTGGTCGCCAGCTTTTGCCGCAACCCTTGGGCCCAATGTTTTCAGTAGGCGGTTCATTTCTTTAGCGCCCTGAATTTTGAACGTGATCATTCTGTATCATCCTCTAATCTGCGACCATCGGTGTCGATGAACCGCCCAGCAAATGTAGACAACAGACCGTTTTTTAGTTGGCTACTCGGCATCGCTGTTTCTCGGTTCCCCGCACCAGGCATGAAATCATGGGGTGTGTAAGCGGCCCTCTTTTTCGGGTCGCGGTTTGCATTGGCAAGTATCGAACAAAGCATCGCGGTTCTTTGCCAGGCTCCCCAATCGCCAAACGGCTCAAGCGTCGAATAATCCATCCACGCATCAACCTCGCCGGGCGAAATCTCACGCTCCAATTCAGCTACGGTCCGACCGCCAAGCGCAAGCGCCAGGCGATACAGGAACCGCCGCCGATGGTCGCGGGTTAGTTTCCCGCTGTGGTTTCTTCCGAGTAGCCGTTTGCCCGCAACACAGCCGATGCAAGCCTTTGGTAAATGACGGACGGCAAAGCCTCAAGGTCTCGGTTCTTTTTATCGTCAACCAATGGCCGCCCATCCTCGTAATAAATGCAAGCCTTGATAAACGCGTCGATCATTCTGTCTTGATCAACGACCGGCGCTGTACCGTCGCCGGGGTCGTCCGTGAAAGCGGGCCGCATTTTGATGGCCCGGGCTTCACTCAGCGGCTTGATTATTACTGTCATGCCGATTTCAGAAAGAATTAATTCTTGGTCGGCAAAAACAGACTCGGACTTTTTGAACAGATCTTCCGGTTCTTTATCCGAGGTCTTTTCTGGGGCCTTTTCCGGCCCTTTGTTCTCACTCATTTTTCGTCCCTTTCTTATCTGATTTTAATTAAGCGAAAGTCAGGTCGCCGGTCGGCTTGATTGTTACCTCAAGCGTGACAACTTGATCAATTTCGATGTTGGTAATAGACCAATTCGTAACATGGCCCGCGAATGTAATAGTTTGCGCCGGACTGTCCGGCAACGTGACCCGGAAATTGCGGGCCGCCTCGGCATTCAAGTCGGTTCTTAAACCAGCGTGAACCGTATCGTCCGGATCATATTGAATGTTAAGTTGGATTTCCTGGCCGTCCTTGATCGCCTTTTTATATTCGCGGGCGCTTGAACCCAAGTTGGTAACATCAATCAGGCTACGGTCTTGTCCAACCGGCGTGATTGTTGAAACCTGGGGAATCGTCGTATAAACTTCGGGTGAGGCACCATCGCCTCGCCCAATCGTTGTGCCATCGGCAACATAGGTCGTCATAGTAAGGTGTCCTTTGCAAAAGATTGGCCAGCCACATGGCTGGGCCTACCCAAATCAGCCGCCCAGGGCGGCCCTCGAAAAGCCCGGTTCCTGAGAACCCGACAAATTAGCACAATAAATAATTTTTACCCGGCTGTAACCCCTTGAATACCGCCGAATAAAACCGGCCTTTTTTGCGGTATCGGATTGCCTTCAGGGCCGGAAATGGCCTATTCTTCAATTGTTTCAAGGGCAATGATGCCCGCTCTAATTGGAGATTGAAAATGCAAAACATTGAAGCCACCCTCAAATATCTCGAAACTCTCACCCCCGGCGAAATTGGCGTGATTGCCTCGACGCTGGATTCCATTGATCACCTAGGCGACGATGCCGCGCAAGATGAATTGCACCAAACCATCGGCTTCGAAATCATGCCCGACCGGGCGGTCCTCGCCGACGATTTGGCCACTTTCATAATTCATAATGCCAAGCGCCGGGTTCCGAGCAAAACTTTTACGCATACCGCCGAGCCTTATGGCTTCGTCAAAATCTTGGTTGTCGAATCCGCGCCGGTATCTTTGCCCGCCGATTATCAGCCGACCAATTTCAAAAATGGCGTCGATGATGATTACCGCGCCCATCGCGTTGCCGCTGGCTGGCTCAAGGTTAAGGGCTGGATTATCGAGGGCTCGGAAACATCGCGCCTTTGTGGCCATTCAAACACCCGCCGCCGCGAGGGCGAGTATTACGAAATCGAATGCCCAGCCGAGGCTTTCACGAAGGGCGAGTATCGCACTATCGCAATGTAGCGCCCCGCCAATCGCGCCCCGCGCCCGGAGCCCTCAAAAGGGTGGCCGGGCCGAGGCCGTACAGGGCAATGATGCCCGCCAACAAACTGGAGAATAAAATGAATTTAATACAAAACATATCGGTTCAATTTACCTCAATCAGCGACACTTCTGTTGCCCTTTGCTGGGAATCCGCTGGGGTGCGCTTTCACATTTGGGTAAGCCCAAGCACCATGACCGGGACCGGCCCGCTTTACAAAAATTCACTTCAGGGCATAAAAATGCACGAGCCCGGATATTTTAATACCCGCCAGCTTGACCAAACGGCCCAATGCAACAGCCAAATGGTTCGGGACGCCCGCTCATTTGCCATCAAGCACAATCTTTACAAACGGCGGCTGGCGGTTTTGAAAGCCGAGCGGGCCGACGAGGACGAAGAAGAAAGGCTCCTAGAAATACAGCACCGAGTCGAAAGGGCGGGCCCTGATTTACTCGACGCCGCCCGGGACGCCCTGGCCAACTTGGCCGAGGCAGCCGCGACGGACGCCTACAAAATAAACGCCGCCGTCAATATCTTGAGCGCCGCAATTAAAAAGGCCGACGCCCCAGACGATGACGGCCCGGGTGCCGAGGACACGCGAGATTGCCCGCACGCTGATATGGGATAGAGCCTCAACATTTGGCCTTTAGGCCCGGGAGCCCGGAAATACTCGCCGGGCCTTTCGGGTGCCAGGGCAATGATGCCCGGCAAGCTGAAAAGGACTTGATATGTTTATGATATTGAACGCGAAAACTGGCCCCATGATTCTCACCGATAACGAGGCAATCGCCAGCGGCATCTCCGCTGAATTTGCGAAAATCGGCGTCAATCAGAAAACCAAAACGCTGATAATTTGCACTAAGTGCCGGACTATGGAAACCGCCAGGGCCATCGAAAAGGGCATTAATGAATCGACTAACGTTAATTGCTTCGCTTACTCGGACGACCAAGACGGCTTCTTTTATATCAATTTTCGGGATGATGAAGTCGCCGAAAATATTTCCCACGGCGTTTTGCTAAAAGCCGGGTAATTTTCCCAGCTTTGGCCATTAGGCCCCGAGCCCCGGAGTCGCGCAAGCGATGGCCGGGGTAAGGGGTTGCCCGGGTAATGGTGCCCGGATAATCAGGAGTAACGTCAATGTTAGAAAATACAATTTTGACCCAAGCATCGCGGCAATGGTCAAGCCGCCCAAACGATGAACGGTTCGTGAATCTTTTGGATATTCAAATGCACATGCAAACGGTTCGTGACGCCAGCCGGGCGAAGGCCATTTCAAACCGGCGCTTAGAATTCAGACCCGCTGGCGATGACCAAGCCATGGGCCTGGTCGCCTTAGCCGATGGGGTTGATTTGCTAAACCCGACGCACTGGTCTTTCGGCCAGGTCGCCGCTTTGGCAAAAGCCCCGGCCCGATATTTGCGGAAATTGCCCGCACCTATCGCCGCCGATTGCCTCAATTACAATCTAAAATACGACCGCGACGTTGAGGACATTGGTATCTTAATGACCGAGCGAAACGAGAACGACGGCCTTGAGGGCGGCACCGGGGTTTCTCTCCGCGCCGCAACCGGGCCAAATTACGGCCGCGTCTGGAATAGCGACATTTGCGATGCCCTAGTCAATAAATTCGGCGACGGCATTAATGGCGATTTTCGGGTGCCTGGCGAGTTTGGCCAAGAGGTTGAAGTCACCAAGGAAAATACGACAATCTACGGCTCCGACCGGGATATGTTCGTTTTTCTGGCCGATGAAAACAACCGCATTGAAATCCCCAACCGGCGCGATGGCAAAACCGGAAGCCTGACCCGGGGATTTTTCGTATGGAACAGCGAAGTCGGCTCGCAATCATTGGGTGCCGCTTTCTTTCTGTTCGATTACGTTTGTATGAACCGCATCGTCTGGGGCGTCGATCAATTCCACGAAGTAAGGATTCGCCACTCAAGCGGCGCACCCGACCGCTGGTTGGAAGAAATCACGCCCATTTTACTCGAGTACTCGAAAGCCAGCGCCGCGCCGGTTGTCGAGGCAATTGAGAACGCCCGGGCGAGCCGCTTGGACGATGTAAATGTTTTCCTTTCGGAACGGTTCGGTGCAAAAATGGCGGTCAATCTCAAGGACCGGCACATGGCCGAAGAAGGCCGCCCGATTGAAACCTTGTGAGATGTAACCACGGCGGCAACCTCGCACGCCCGCGACATTCCACATCAAGACAGGCGGGTCGAACTAGAACGCAAGGCCGGTCAAATCATGGCTCTTGCCTCATAGGCTCACCATCAAATCAGGTCCGGGCAATCGTGCCCGGGCCGCTTTTGGAGAATTGCAATGTCAAGTTTGAATCGGGGCAAACCTCGGCGGCAAAATAAAGGCCAACAGGTAAAGTCATTTAAGGCTCATATACCGCAGCCTGATTTATCATACGAGGAAACCAGCGTTAAAATTTACTTCAAGGGCGATGACAATAGGTTCTACATTTATTTGCCCGAGCATATCAGCAGCGTGACCGAGGCTAAATATTTGGAACAAAAGGGCGGGCGGCGCGGCTTTATTCATCGGACCCCAAAGACCGCGCACGCTCATTTTCTATCATCGGGCAGCGCCTTCGAAATGGACGACGAATTCAAACTTATGCTTGATATGTATGTCCAAATAATTAGGGCCGAGAAAAAAGTAAAGGTGATCATTGTGCGTTTTGAGGCTAACTGCTCGGACTTTGATCCGATGAATGAAAAGCAAGACGAAAGGCCGACAGGTATAATGTTTTCAGGAAACCCCGCGCTGTGTTTAAGCTATGGCCTGGCGTGGCGGGTCGACGAAAAGTATTACCACCAAGAGGGCCCGGATAAGCCCTTGCAAGGAATCGAGGTGCGAAAAGATAAGGGGCAGCGAGTTATCGAGTGGTCCCAAGAGCGCGAGGACTTTTTTGCCTCATGCCGCGACGGTCTGTCCGGCATGATTCTTAAACTCATAGATTTTTTTGCCGACCTAGAAAAAAACGTCGACAGGGCTATCTCAACCGGGGCCTCGCCGCTGGCGTTGCCTTCGCCAGAACAGGAACCAAAACAATGACACCCTTTGAAATGCGAGCCGCCCGCAAGCACTTGGGGCTTTCCATCAATCAAATGACCAAGGCCCTATCCGACCCGGACGGCGTTTCTCGCGCCGTACACCCGCGATCCGTGCGGCGCTGGGAAACCGGCGGGAAAGACATACCCAGCCCGGTGGTCGTCGCCATAAAATTAATGCTGTTGATCAAAAAGGACGGTCAAAGTTCCTGGTTGCTTGAGCGGAAATCCTGAATAATTCGATACTTTCGAATGGTGCCGTCGTAGTCCTCAATCTCATTTTCTGTCTTGATGCTTGCCTTGAGCGTGGCCAGAGTCCCGTTAAAGCCATCAAGGGACGCATTGATCGCATTGGCCAGCGTCCGGCACTCAAGATAGGTGTCGGCGTAGGACGATATTTGAACGCGGGGAATTTCCCGATTTGCTCGACCGCCAAGATTATGAACCCGGGCCCCGGATATTCTTTGATAAGTCGAGGCCGGGTACGCGGTGTCTTGCGGCAAAATCGTCGGCGTTAATCGGCCAGCAATCAAACCGTTCACCGTGACGTCGGCAATCAGCCGCGCATATATTTCGGTTTCTAAAGACATTTATGCCCCGCTTGCTGCTGGGTTTTGGGCCGCGCCGGTTATTTCCATCCAGCCCTTTAATTCATCGTCGGCAATGCCGGTGATTTCGTATGTCGAATTATCATCGACAATCCGCATTTCTTCATCAACGCCGCCAAGCCAGCGAAATCGAAACGTCGCCACCCGCTTGGCCAGTTCTTGGTTTGCCTCGTGGCGCTCAGTCCCGCGCACATCCTTTCGCTCGGCCCAGATTGTTGCAAAAGTCGCCCAAGTATCGACCGGCTGCCCGGTGGCGTCCTTGATTTGCGACTTACTTTGAATAGTGATGCGCCTGTTCATCTTTCCGGCTTGCATCGATCGTTACTCCCAATCAGGAAAATGAGTGAATTTGAAACGATGAAAGCAACGCGTGTACGCCTTGCGGCAACTCAAACATTTCGACCGGCTGGACTTCCTCGCGGTGGTCGTAATAGTGGCCCACCAACAACTTTATAGCGGCCTTGATGGGGTCCGGAACATTATCGGCAAGCCCGGCCTCGGGACTCGCGCCGTCGCCGGGATAGCCCGCAACGAAAGTGATTGTGACCGCATTGATTTGCCGCCGAGTCGTGGGCCATTTTTCCCCGAAAATGGGAACAATCAGGCCCGGTGCGTTGTATGTATCGACGGTGTAAAGCGCACTCGACATTATTTGAGAATTGCCGTCGCTGTCGATGTAGGCAATTGACGTAACCGATTGCAAGGGCGGCAATGGCAGACGGATCATATCGGCGGCAAAGTATGGGCCCTGATACCCGCGCTCGGGATTTCGATGGCCGGGGAACCCATCAAGCCGCAGTTCCCAGGTTTGTTTTACGAGCGCCCGGCCAAGCCAGCCGTCGGCACCATCAATAAGACCAACAATGCCCGAGACAATCGTGTCGATATAAGCTGAGTCGGCTGGCGCTAATGGGCTGCCGGTAAGCGGCACTCGTAGATGGGCCCAGATTTCCGCTTGAGTAACCGGGTTTATTGTTGGGTCGACGGTGCGGTTAAGCGACATTAAAACTATCCTTTCGTTTCACGTGAAACAAATCACGCCTTACTAATCCAGTCAATGGTATCGAGCGGCGTCCGAGTTTCAAAGCACACAATTTTGCTTTTCGGATTTCCATTTATAACACGAATACCGCGGTCTATGATTTGCGGCATGGCGCTGGCAAACAAAGCGGGCAAGTGGGAAAAGTCCCGAGGATGGTGCATATCAGGCCAGCCCGGTCGGTTCGTTCCGTCGAGCCCGATGATGGCAATTTTCTGGGCTCCCATAAGCCAGGCGTAGCCAAGAGCGCCCCACACCGAGTTTCCGGTATGGATCACTTCAGGATTGTCACTCAGCCCATATTCTGAGCCCAAGGGACCGTCGCCCTCAAGCCTTAGCAAATAGGTCATGCCAGCCGGTGGCGGCGTCCTGTGGTGGCTTAACCGGGCCCCTGGGGTGCCGATATTGCCGGGAACGGCGGCCACTTTCTTGATACGGTGTGGCGCGTTCATATACAGGCCCCGGGTTCTGTCATCAAAATCAACCGTGAAAACCAGGTCGGCAGTATCGACCCGCGCAATCGCGGCGTTTACGGCAATGATAAACGCGCCAGATCTATGAGCATCCGAGATAAAGCCGCGCTGTAATTGGCCAGCCGATGGCCCGGCGGCAACGATCAAAACCCGGTCGGCGATTTCATCGACCTGGCCCCACTTTATCGCGGGGTTTCGCGGGCTATTTATATCCGAAGAATTCGAAGTCATTTTTGAACGTGTCCCTTACTTTTTGTTTTTCTTTTCCGCCAAAGTAATCGTGAAACGAAGCCGCTGGCTTATTTGATGCCACCCGAACCTGATCCACCGGCGGCGTCCCGGCCTTATAAAATGGTAGCCGCTTTACCTCGTTTTGTATGTCCTCAAGCCTTAAAAATAATTTACACCCACATCGAACCCAAAATGACCAGTAGCTAAAACCGAGCTCCGAATAATGCTCGCACAACTCGTCAATCTTCATCCCGTTGCCCTGGCTTTGGCGATGGTTCCAAAGTGAGAATATCCTTTCGTATGGATTTCTGACTGTCATAAATCGCAGTTTTGCCGAGCGCCAGGGCTCGCAAATATCCTGTCCGTGGTATCGGTTTACTTCCTCGCCGCCGTAATGATTTCTTAGCCAGGCCCGGACCGCCGCCGTGCCGGTTTTTTGCGGGCAAACATAAAGGTATTTATTTTTAATCCCGAAAATCATCCGCCGTCTCGGCTGGTAAGATGTTGCCAAGTCTCGCCCGATTTCATTTCACCAAGCGTCCATTGACTGTAGCCAATCCCGGCCAACCAGCAATCGCGGTCGGGGTAAATCAATTCGGCCCCGAGGCCGTGCGCCGCAACGTCCCAGCCAATTGAGCCTTCATCACAAGCGATGGCCGGAACCCCGCCGACAATCGAGTCGACAACGCTGGTTGAATTAAATGTCACGAGGCACTTGGCTAACTCAAGCGTTTGCCACATCTTTCCGGTAATCGTAATATTTTTGTCGACACCGTAAACGTCCGGGTCGCGCTCTTTCGGGTGCGGTCGAAACCCCACCTTTTCCCCGGCGGCCTGATAAAACTTTACAGCCTCGCGGCACCACGCGGCGTGATCAACGTGTTGAACCTGAGTATCGCGCCGCAATTGCCCGCAAACGACAACAGCGCCGTCGGGGCGGCGTTGCCAGGGCTTGGCTTTTATGCCGATTTTTTGCCACCGATCAATCGAAACAATATCCGAAACAAAATCAGCGTGCCCGGCGTAGCCGCCCCACCCGACCTGATAATATTCCCCGCGTTTCAGGAACGCCGACTCAACAACCAGCAACCGGCGGCCCGCGTGCTTTTTAAGGATTGGTCGCTTTTTCCAGGTCGGCTCATAAGATTCCTTCACCATACCGAAGATGATGGCAATGTCGCACGGCACATATTCGCCGAGTATGGCGCAATCAGCGCCCGGAATCCCGAGGGCCAGGTTTTTCAAAATCATCCGGGCCTTTTGATCCCACTCAGGAAGGAAAGCTGTAATTTTCATCGGGGTGGCCGGGCGGCAAAAACAATTGTCCGAGGGTCTTTGCAACCACCCACGACAACGCCGTCCCACCCAACCTTGCCGACCTGGCCGCCAAGAAACTCAACTTTGTAACCGCACCCTTGCAATAAGCAATCCAGTTCGGTCGGCGTGTAGTGCCGATAATGCCAGCGATAAACGTCCGGCTTGAACGGTACGGTTTCCTCATTTGGGACTGATCCAACGATAAGCGCCCCGTTCTTGACGTGCTTTTCCAAAAATAATTCTGGGCGCTCAATATGTTCAATAAATTCAAACGCCGCGATTGCCTGGACATTATCTACAACGTCGACAATTTCGCCTTGCCGCCTGGTGATATTCGGTAGAGCGTAATGTTCATTTCCGAAATCAATGGCGTCCGGGTCCAGATCAACGCCGAGAACATCAAGCCCGGTCGACGCCAAGATAAACGAGCCATATCCGTAACCGCACCCAGCGTCCAGCACAAGGCCGGTCACGTTGTTCTTATTAAAATAATTGGCGGCAAAACTGTATCTGTTTTTGTGATCGTCCCGTATGCCATCAAGCGTCGGGGCCTTTTGTCTTTTCTGCAATTTTGGGTCGTCTAAAACTCTTTGTCGTCCCTCGTTCATTTTATGTACTCCACGCTGGCAAATTCTTTTTACATTGGTGCCCGACAATCATTGCCAGGCTTTCTCTACCCACGCAACCTTGCAAGTGTTCGGCTTATAGCTTCCGCCGAAATTAACCACCACCGCGCCGGGTGGCGGCTTGTCCGGATTGGCCTGTACGACCCGCCGGTCAATCAAATAATTCTCAGGCAATTGGTTTTGCAAAAAGTGGGCGTTGATTTGTATTTTTTCAATCGCCTGTTGATCGCCTTTCGGATTGTCGCGGATATACCGGAAGCGGTCCCTATTGAAAGTTTCCCAGACTTTAGTGCCGAACCCATCTTCAAGCACCATCACGCAAGACCCGAACCGGCACGGCCAATCATCATGCCCGGCAAGGTAGGTAAAGTTTTCGCAAATTCCGAAATACAGGTCCAAAGCCGCGAGCGACCCCAGGTTGCCAAGGATCACAGTGTCCAAATCGAGGTAAAGTATTTTCCCCTCAATCAAGCTGCGGTCGAATAGGGCCATCTTGGCCCACCAGCCATCAAGTTTGTAATCGGTAATATCAATTGAGTCGATGCCCTCGGCCCGCTCGGGCTGGTCTGTCAGGCAAATAAATCGGTATTCGGTTTTCAGAAAGCGGCCCACCATGTTCCGCAATTTCTCAACATAGTGGAATTTGTATTTTTTCCCGGCCCTTACGCAAACGACATTGATCATGCCGACAACCGATGGCCCCACGATGGCATCGCCCCTTGCAATGATGCGACCGAGCCCTTGGCATAATCGCCGAAAGGTTCGTCTTTCTCATAATCGAGAACGTGAAAGCCATTTTGTTCCGCCGCGTCCAGCTTTTTGTTAAACAGTTCAATCATATCGGGCCGCCAATGAGTCGTGGGCTTGCCATCAAACCAATGTTTTTTACTATTGCGGGCCAGGCGCTTTGTCGCCAGCGGTATGTGCGGCTGGTGCGGCATCGACGTATAATGAATCGCGCCGATATTTGGGTCGCTCAATTCGGCGTAGTTCTCGCCGTCTAGGCAATTCCAGTTCATCTCAAATTCTTGAACGGCGGCTCGGTGCCCCATCATAACTTCGATGCAAGCCCGGTGTCCGTCGTCTTTCTTTATCCTTTCAAGTGGCAAGAGAAACTTGACGGCTTGTTGGCAATTCCAAAGCGACACGCAAAAGCGGTTCGCATCTTTTGAAATTACAGACTTGCCCGGCTTGAACCGCGTATCCCACAACTCGGCAATGTCGCGCATGACAATAACGTCCGAGTCCATGTAAATCGCTTTGCCCTGAAAATTGCACAGCGCCGGGACGGCCCAGCGAAAGCCGCTGAAAGGGGTGGGCCAAAGATTGGTGCGCCAGCCCTCGCCGTTTTCTGGATTTGAATAGAATGGGCTTTTAGGCGAGCGCGATAATTTCATCCAAGTGATTTCAACTTGCTCGTCGGTGCCCCGGCGGATTGAATATTCGAGGACAGCTTGACTCTCGGCGTCCTCGTGGTTTGGTGCGCAGCCAATAAATATGCGGATCATAGCGCGTCCTCAAGGTTGGCCATGGGGAAAACATCAAGGGCGCTGTCCGGCGTGCAATTCACAACAGTAACGCCCCTGTCTTTCAGCGGTTCGACCAGCGAGGGAAACCAGGGCAACATCGTGTTTTCGTAATCTGAGCGCATCTTGTCCGGATGATCGCCGTGCCAGTGCGACTCATTGTTCGGGCCAAATTTCATATCGTAGCCAACAAGAAGAATTCGTTTCGCGCCAGCCTTGGCCGCCATTTGGATAACCTGATACCCACCGTTCCCGCCGGGCGCTACAGAATCATCATCGGGAAAGCCGCCCATTTGGCCGCCGCCGCCGTTGGCGTTTTGAATATAATGAACGCCCCAGCCCGGCAAGCAGCCCTCAACAAGCGTTGTTTTTATGCCGGAAAATTTTGTGGCGGTAAGCCTGTACCAATTCCACCATTTGAAGTCTGTAGCGTGGTGCCAATCGGTAAACCAAGCAATAAAGAGCGCGTCGTTGACCGTAATCACCCTGCACCGTTCATCAAGCCGAGCGAGCGCAATGTGCCGTATTTGTTTTAGGGAAACCGAGGGCCCGCCCGCAATGCAAACAACCGTCGAGCCTGGCCACATTTCAGGAATCGACCACGGCATTTTATTTTCAAATTCGGGTTCTCTTGCGGCGTCCTTTTGGACTTCGATTTCCTCGCCGGTATCTATGTTTTTTAAGCGGCGCGTGCCGGGCTTGTCGCCCAGAGTAGTGACGTCAATATATTGCGCCTCGTCGGCCTCGGCCATTACGCCGTTGCGGCGTTGATTTTCTTGCCGCTGGCCGGTTTCTTTTTTGGCGCGGATGCTTTGGCCTGGTATCGGGATTTAGGCATTTGCACCGTGCCGGTTTTCAGGCACCTCTCGGCATCTTCTTTTTTCATTTCGATGATCTGTCCGGCGTATGGTCCGACTAATTGTCTGACTTCCATTTTTTTGTTCCCTTCAATTTTAATTATGAAACCAGTGGGGCGACCCGAAAGCCGCCCCAGCGATTTCGTAGGTTAGACAATTTCCGTCGCCGATTCCGCGTTGCCAAAACGAGCGCCTGACAAAATCGCAATTGCCGAAGCGATTACGCTGTTGCCGGACGCATTGGTAAGCGAAAGCTGCACAAACTGTGAAGCGTCGGAAAGTTCCCGGGCGTCCAGTTCGATAATGTACATAACATTATCGTTGGCCGTCGGGGTTTCGCCAGCGGCCAGTGCCGCCACCTTGGCCCCGAGCGTATCGCCCGCAGCCGTTTCTTCTTTGTAGATTTTGTGAGCGATTGCCGTCGCGCCCGCCGCAGCGAAGCTAGTGCATTCGTTTACAAGAATCTTCGTGAAGGCCGCCGCGCTAACGCCGACTTGCACGATGATGGTCGCGTGCGAATAGTTTCTCATAGAGAAAACGTCGCCATTCGCGCCACCAGCAATATCAACAGGGGGAAGTATATTTACAACGTGCCCCTGTTCCGCAATGTTGAAACCTTGCATGGTTTCCACTCCTTCTCAGCAAATTGAAAAAAGGGGCCCCTTCCCAAGGCCCGCTTCGTTCGGGTTTAAGCGCGAGCCGCCAGAGTAACGTAAGGCGACAGGGTGTTGGTACCGTTGGCGGGCGTAATCGCCGACCGCTGCATGGGCTGTCCATCAACCCGGTAGATGAAACGGAACGTCATTTCATCGAACAGGAATCGGACGTGCATGGAAGCGTTCTGCTTAACGCCGCCCTTATCGACCATCAAATACTGATCAAGGTCGCAAAGGACAATGTCGCCGAGGTCGCCGAGCGTTGCGCTGTACTCGACCGGAATCACCGGACGACCCAAGAGGGTGCCAGCCGGGCTGTTGGCATTTGGGCCATTAACTCCGGGTGGGCGATACAACAGAACAACGGCGGTCCCTGACCCCAGAGTAAGGGTCCAGAGTTGCGGCAGAACATCTTGGTTGATCAACCAAACAGCCCGGCCCATAGAGCGAGGCGGCAAGCGGCTGAACATTCCCAAGACATTGGTGGCCGAAATGGTATCGGCGGCCTGACCAGAGTCAGCGGAAACCGAAACCAACGCACCAGAATTGACCATGCCCAACAGTTGGCCGGAGCCCGTACCATTGACAACGCCATCCTCGGTTTTGAAAGTAATTTCTTCCGTGAATGCGCGAGACATAATCGACTCAAGGGCAACCGCGTCGGCAAGCAATTCTTCCGTCGCGTACCCAACACCGAACAGCTTGTTCAAACGTAAATCCATTTCACGGAATTTAGGTTTGGCGGCCGTTACACTTTCGGCCTCGTTGGCCCAGTAGACCTGAACACCGCCCCAACGTGAGCCATTGGCCCGGCTGGTTTCATCCAGGGCCGGAATCTTGAGGCCGTTGGAATTTGCCGAAATCGGAACACGCCGGACGCGGCTGAGAATTTCGCCACCTTCGAACATGGACTCAATCATCGGTGCGGCAAAGTCTTGTTGAACCAAGAACCCGCCCTCAGAAGGAACCGAGGAACTTGCACCGCTGGCCGCTTCAATGCCGCCAGGTTGATACAAGTCGTGAAGCCGACTGTCCCATGACTCCATAGTCATGCCACGCTGTCCGGCGTGTGCAATCGCTTGGAGTTGTTCGCCAAAATTATCAAACCCAACGATGGGCTTTTTAGCGGTTGCGGTAATCTTGTCGGCGGCTTCGTCGTCGGTGTCGTCGTTTTCGACATCAACGGCTTCCATTGACCGGCGTTCTTCCATCAACTTTTCTTCGCGCTTGATGGACTTGTTCACCTTTTCAATCGGGCCGTCGTCTGCCAGCAAAGAGTCAAGCCGTTTTTGCTCGTCCTCGTCAGCATCTTCGTCGTCAACTTTTGCGGATAAGCCGTCGGCCTCTTTCAATAGGGCCGCTTTTTTATCGCGCAATTCCTTGATGCGACCCAACCCGATAAGGGCCATGCTGGCCCCGGCTGGACCGCTGAAATCGGTCAAGGCAAAGTTCGTGCCAGCATAAGCCGCTGTCGCGTCACCCCCCGATACAACGAGAAAAATTGCGGCGATGGCAATGGAGCCAAGAACCGCAAATATTGTTTTGTTATTTCGCATAACGAAAAATCTCCCTTTTCGTTACTCGCCTTTCAGCGGAGTGTTATGCGATGGCACCGTGCCACCGCCGGAAAGAGGGTCAAAGGCGCGACAGCGCTTCTACCTCAAATTTTTTACCCGAGATTAAGGCGGGCCAATCGACGTCGCCTTTTATCTGCCGCCGTTGGGTCCGACTCGTCGTCGGCCTCGGGCTCGGGTGCTGGCTGATAATTACTAGAAATTTTCTCGCAAGTCCAGTTGCCGCGAATATCTCGGCAAACAAACTCATAAGCCGCGCCGCCGTTTTCGGCTATAATCTCAACGCGCTTACCGGCCACGTTTTCGTCATGGTCATTCAATTGGTCCGCCGATTCCTCAGTGATTTGAATTGTTTGTGGCCAATCGGTTAGGGCAAAAACCCTGTCGCCCCGCTTGGATAAAGCAACCGTCTCACCTTCCGGGCGCTGGATTATTTTGAAATTACCGTCGAGGCTTTCAAGCCGGATATGCTCGCCCGGGAATTCCAATGTCTCGCAAGTGTGGCAACCGTCCGAGTGATTGTCGCAAATGACCGACGCCTTGCCATCATAGGCCAGGGCAAGGACAATCCCTTTCTCGGTATCAACCTCAGTGACGCCCGGAATCTCATGCCCTGTATCGGCATCAATAACCATGAGCGTTTCACAGCCTGGCGTTTCGCCGGTCTTGGCGTATGTGATTGCCGAGGGCTGTTCCGGTGCCTCGTCCTCGGTGGCGATTTCCTCGCCAAGAATCCGGGCCCGGTCGGTTTGGATATTTTGAAAATTAATCCCGGCGGCTTTCAGGGCCAGCGGCAAGGTTGCCACTTTGTCAATCATGCCCCGCGACTTGGCCTCGGCGGCCATGAACGAAAAGCCTTGACCAAAATCAGCCGAAACCTTTTGAACGCTTGTTCCTCGGCCTTTCGCCACGGCTTTCAGAAACGAGTTGTAAATCGTATCGACCTGTCCCTGTAAATGCTCGCGGGCCTCGTCGGCAAGCGGTTCGAATTGATTGCCGGAAACTTTGTTTTCCCCGGCAAAGATAAACGTGGGCTTGATACCCTGGTCGGCCAACATCGCGGCGCACTCAGCATGAAGAATGAAAACACCAACCGAGCCGACTTGTGCGGTAGGCACAGCAATGACTTGGCTTGCCTGGGCGGCAATCCAGTATGCCGCCGATGCCGCCAAGGGGTTCACAATTGCAACCACCTGATTTTTTTGGCGGGCCCTGAATATTGCATCGCTGGCTTCCGGCAATCCGGTAATCGTTCCGCCCGGGCTGTCGATTTCCAGAACAATCGAACCAATTTCTGGGTCGTTATCCAGCGATGTAATGACACTCGCCAGATGTAAAGTTGAAAATGCAAAGGGCTGAAACTCTACGTCATATAGGGCCATGCCGCGAACCGATACCAGGGCCGTGGCCTTGCCGCCGCGCCCGGCGGGAATGATTGTCGGCGTGGCTAACGCTTGCGCCGAGGCAACGTGGTGTTCCATCGAATTGTCCGACCCTTCAAAGGCCGAGCAAAAATCAGGGTCGGTCATACGCTCGCCACGCATAATCTTTTCAATGGCGGGGATTAATGTCGCGCCGAAGCCGTCGAGCAATTGAAAACCGCAAACGCGGCCAACCATTTGTCGAAGTTCGCGCCGTAGCTGTCGCAGTTTATTCATTTGACACTCCATGTTTTTCTAAGGTTGCCGCAATTTCGGACGCCAGTTCAGTCTCCCAAATTTCGAGAAGCGCGAGAACATCGTCGCTGGCCAGCACGGCTTCGCATTGGTGCTTGCAATACACCCGGGATATATCTTTGTCGATACCCAGGGTAGATGCCACACAGCTAACGTGCCCGCCGTAGAAAGCTTCAATGTATTTTTTGAACGCCCCATCATCGCTTGCAAACCGCATCATCGCTTTACGGACCGCCGCGACTTCTTTGTTGACTAACTTGTCGGCCTGGGCGGTGCCTTGCCCGCTTCCGGCTTGCTCGCTGTTTGGATTAGTGCCAACGGCAAGAGCGTCGGCGTGAGCCTCTTTTCTCGGGTTCATGTTTTCCAACCGGCGAACCTCATTAGGAGTCATCCACGCGGGCGACCCGCCGGTGCCGAGCGCCGCCGAAAAATATTCGGCACGCGCTTTGGAATCGCCGCGTAACAACGCTTCCATGTTAAACTTTGCCGTATAGGTATTTTTTGCAACAATCAGGTCGCGCCGCACGGCTTGTTCGATGCGCCGCACCCATGGGCGCAATGTATACTTGACCAAATCAAGGGCCTGTTGTTCGACGTTGGCGCGGGGCTGATTTTCACTAATGCCGAGCATATAAGGCGGTATGCGCCAGAACCGACAAATCTCAAGAATTTGAAACTTGCGGGCGTCAAGCAACTGAGACTCCCGCCCGGTCATCGACGCCTTTTCAAATTTCATGCCCTCTTGCAAAACCATCGGGCGGTGCGCATTGCGAATGCCAGCAAACCGCTCCATCAAACCTTGTACGAGATTCTTTTGTGCCGACTCGGACAGCTTGCCCGGGTGGACTAAGAACCCGCCCATGTTCAATTTATTTGAGAAAACCCGAGCCGCGTAGGCATCGGCGGCCATGCCTAGGCCAATGGCCTCGGATGCCAGGTCAACGGCCCGCAAGCCGCTCACGCCATCGGACGACATTCCCGGGATTCTAAAAACTTCTTCTTGCAACAGGGTGCGAGTCCCGCCGGTTTTCGGGTGCGTAACTTTGAACCGCAAAGAACCGTCGCGCAATGTCTGTGTGACAACCCGGTCGGCATGAATAGGCTTTAATTGATCGACCGCGCCGCGAGGCCCCGGTATGATTTCAGCGTACCCGCCGCCCCGAAGCGCCGCGTGCAGGATCATCATTTCCCAAAACTCAACGGCGGTTTGATTTTTGTTCGGCTGAAAGCGTAGCAATTCATCAAGCGGGTGGTTTGGTGCGGGGTGCATTTCGCCGGTTTTATCTTCCTTGAAGATTCGCATCGGCATACTGGCAACCGTTTCCGCCAAGACTTTCACGCAAGCATAAACAGCCGACGCCTTGAGGGCTATGTCGGGCGTGACTCTAACGCCCGCGTGGTTGCCCGTTGGCGATGGGCCGTACCAGTAGTCATCGGTTGGCGATGGCTCGCCAGCTTGTGGTGCCAAGCCTCGCCAAATTGTAGCCGTTGCTTCGTTTAACCAGCCCATTCAAAAGTCCTCACATGAAAAAATTATCTTCGTCATACGCCGAATCCTGGCCGCCCTCTGCTGCTAATCTAACAGCCATGGCAAGAGCGACAACACCATCAATGCGTCCCGTTGATTTTCTTTTTGTAAACTTTCGGTTCCCCGCCGCGTCCTCGTCCATCACAACGCTCGCAACATTCCAGCGGAGAACGGGGTTTATTCGGACCCGAAAGCGCCCGTTCAGAATTACGGACTCTATTGCCTCAACGGCCTTACCCATATCGATAAAGCCTTGACCATGGTTTGTCAGCTTAATTCCGAACCCGGTTTCAGATTCGTCGGCGCGGAAAGAGTCGACGCCCTCTTGATCAAGCTCACGGATAAGGTCATCAATCCGGTGCCGGTCGTAGCCGATTTGTTCAAGTTGATATTTTGCTGCCAGCTCCGCGATGCGCTTGGCGACATAAGCATAGTCGATTGATTTGCCCGGCACGGCATGAAGAAAGCCCTCGCGCTCCCAAACATCGTAGGGAACCCGGTCATGTTCGGCGCGTTCTTCAAGGGTGTTTTTCGGCGTCCAGAATTCGACAAACGCGTCGATCACATCGTTCTCGTCCGGTTCGAAAGCCACGGCAAACGCGGTAAGGTCTTTTCGCTGGGAAAGGTCAAGGCCGCCATGGCATGGGCGCTCAAGCCATTTCTCGGTATCCATTTCAACTTCACAGGGAAGCCAGGTTTCCCGAGATAGCCACGCCGCCTCGGCATCGGTCCACTCGCAAAAATTTAATCGGCGCACAAGATTTTCTTTCGACGGCATTCCTCGCGCCGCAACAACTTGGTCGCGTAGATATTTTTCAGTGACCGTGACGCCAAGCGATGGGTTGGCCTTTATCCAGCATGACTCGTCTTTGAACGGCTCGTCGGGCGCGACACCTTTCTCCGGGTCGCCTTTATCGAGTGCACAGATGTATGAAAAAAAACTGTCGTCATCAAGGACGCCTTCGGCAATCTTTGTCCCATACTCGTGATAGTCATAGCAAACGGAAGTCCGGTCGCTTCCTGAATTTGTAATCATAAAAATAAGCGGTTGCCGCCGCCACTTAAACCCGGCCCGCATCATCTCAACCATAGCGTTGGTTGGGTGTTCGTGAATCTCGTCAAGCAATCCGCAATGCGGGCGCGGCCCCGATTGGCCCTTGCCTCGGTCCTCGGTCGAAATCGGTTTGAAAAATGACCCGGTTTCGATGTAGGCAATGTTTGATTTTTCAATCCCGCCGGTTAGAGCCAGGCGAGAAGATAGGCCGGGCGATTGTTCAACCATCGCAACAGCGTCACGGAATAAAACTTTGGCCTGGTCTTTTTTTGTAGCCGCCGCGTAAACCTCGGCGCGAGACTCGCCTTCCGAAGCCAGCATATAAAGGCCAACCCCGGCGGCCATGGGCGACTTCCCTGTGCCCTTTGCCGTTTCAATAAACGCGGTATTGAATCGCCGGAACCCCTCGGCATCAACCCAGCCAAACAGCGAGCCGATACAAAACTGTTGCCAGGGCAAAAGGTAAAACTCAAGGCCCTCGAATTGCCCACCGTTTAATCTCAAGACTTTATGAAAATACCGAATCGCTTTGTTCGATTTTACAACGTCCCAGAAAAACCCTCGGTCGGCGGCAGCTTTCAGGTCGCGCAAGTGCCGAGCGCATGAGTCTCGAACATGGGGCCCGGCAACAATCGCGCCGATTGAAACGTCTGTGGCGTATTTTGTAACGGGATCAGGCGGTGGGGAAGAACTCGTCTTCGTCGCTTTCTTCTTCGCCTTGGTTTTGGTCGGCGGCATCTAACGAAACTCTCGTCCTTGCGCTCGGTGTCATGCCAAACTCGGCGGCAATTTTTACCATGTCGTTGTAGGCTTTGTTTGCAATGCCGACCAGCGGATTGATTATCGCGTTACCGTTTGTTGTCGACAGCATCAGGCCGCTGTATGGCATCTCGGACAATTTGCTCAACTCGGTTTCAGCCAGCACCCACCGACCGTAAGCCTGGCAATAAGCGGCAAAGGGTCCGTAATCGGCTTTCGTCAAGAGGCCGCAAATCCACAGGCTTTTCGCCCGGCGCTTCCACTCAGCCACGGCGGTGTCGGTTAAGTGATCAGGCGGGGCCGGTACATTTTTCGGCTTTGGCGGCTTGGGTTCATCGTCAGTAATTGGCCGCTTTCCAGGGTTGCCCTTGATCAATTTCAAGTGGCTAGGAGTTGGCTTCGGTCCAGATTTGGCCATATAATAATCCCTTACATGCAATCTTGCCTGTAGATGGGATCAGATAATGGCAAAAAAAATTCACGCTGTCGAGATTTTTGAAAAAAACTGCCTTGAGAACGCCGACCATTTCACGGCCGTTAGGTTCATGGGGCGGGGTGTTTATAAGCGCCGCCGCGCTGATACTCTTGAGCAAGCCGAGGCCGCCGGACGCAAAATCGGCAACGCAATGATTTATGCCGTTCGCGCCGACGGTCGCTTCGCTCATATTAAAAACGTAGATTAAGCCTCTATAGCACGTTCCAAAATAACACGCTGCCCTTTGACCGGGCCTGGCAATACTCCCAAGCCTTTCGGTCATAATTTGGACAGCTTCGAAACGGCGCTTCAATTTTTGTTTGCTGCGCGAAATCAAGGTGGTGATTTCTCAGGGTAACATTCGGCGCAAAATCTTGGGCGCTGTGCCTTGATTTCAGGCCGACCGCAACGCCCATAACTTCCGAGTTTGTAAATACATTAGCCAGGCACCGCACCAGCATTCCTGAGCCGGTGGCGCACCAAACTTGATCCGGATCACCAACCTTGGCCCGCACCCGGCGTATCGCCTCGGTGAAAGGGTCGACCGCTTTGGGAACATCAAAGCCGAGCGGCAAAAAGAGCGCCCCGACTTTTTCGGCATAGGCCCTGGCCTTGGCTTGAACATTTGTCATGTAGCCGGGCCGGACCTGATAAATCGTAGCGCCGTTCTTGAGGGCAAGCTTCTGGCGTTCATGTAATATTTTTCTCGCGGCATAAAACAGCGTGATTTTCTGGCCGCTGTATTTCCCGAGAACGGAAAGCGCAAAAGGAGCTCCCCCACAGAAAGGCCCGCCGAACACAATCTCAGGGGCATCACCAACCACGAAAGGTAGAAAGCGAAGTTTACTCCCGCCCTCGACAAAATCATCGCGCACGACCGTCTTTCCGCCGTGCTTTTCTATTATGGGTTCTTGATCAAGCCAGCGGCGCGGGTCAAACTTTCCCATGGCCCTCGGCCTGTCGGATCATGCCGCGCACCGAGCCATTGCCTATTACGTCCATCACCAGGTGAACCCTATCAAGCCCGGGGTCGGCATTTGTAACCCGGTGCGGCTTTCGCTGATCAAGGTAGAAAAGTGAACCAGGCTTGAAGTTTTTGGCGATTTCCTCGCCGCGAAGCGTCCAGCCATAAAATGTAACCTTGTCGCTGGTATCAATCGGCACATGAAGCCGGGTAATTTTCTCGTCTTGGACCCCGGCCTCGCGGTCGGTTATATCGGCGTGCCGGGACAACTCGCCATCTTTCGAGTGCAGTCGCATAAATCTAAGCCGGTCAAATTCAAACCCGAGGCTTTCAACAATGCGCATCGTCTTTGGAAACCGCCCAGCCAAGCGAGTCCAGCGGGGCCGCTCGGTGAGCATTTCGCTGTTTTCCGCTTTCCATTTTTTCGACATTTCGGCGGGCTTGATTATGAACATAGGGTCGTCGGAAAACCCCCGCAGCGCAAAGGACGTCCAGCTTTTTCGTTTGTTATAGCTTGAGTAATGCTGTGCCCAATACTCGCCCGCCCTTTCCAATTCAGACCGGACGGCTGCCAGCTTTTCTTCGTTGAAATAAGCCGGGCCCAAATCAGTCAGCACCGCCAAATCTTCCGGCGGGTGCGTCTCATAATCGACAGAACAGTTTACCGAATAGATGCCCTTGATTTCGCTGCCCGCTGAAACCCTCGTCGCCACATATTCAAACCCGGCTTGAGCCGCCGCCGCCTTGGCAATTGTATCTTCTTCAAAGATTTCGAGGTAGATGGGCGCGGTTGTTTTTTGCAGGATAGCGCCAAGTAATTTATTCGCGGAACTCTCGGACGTTGCCGCGAATGATTTAACCATAAAGCCCGGGGCCTTGAGGCAAATGGGACGGCCCGCGAAATCGGCCCGCTCGGAGTCGCGTTGCATCGCTGAGAAAATCGCCACCGCGCTCGGCGGGTCGCCGGTCCAGACCAGGCAATTTTTTGAAAGGGCGTCGGCAATGTCGCGCTCCTTGACCAGTCCGAAAGCGCCAAACGTCAAGGGCTTGTGCTGAGTCTTGAACGGTGCGGAGTAAGATCTAAGCCGGTCGAGTTCATACCCTTTTTGCCACCCTGGCATTTGGATAGTAGAAGTAATTTTACTATTCAATTTCCCCACCCAATGTCGCGGCCGTTATCTTTTCGCCAAATTCGGTATGCTCGCCGGACCCATCGTTCACCACATCGGCCTCGCCAAAATCACACTCCCCGATTGCCTCGGTTGCTTTCTTGCCATCGCCCTTGACAAACACAAGAATATTTTGGTGTGTCTTTCCCAGCTTTCTGGACACCTGAAACTGGCGGCCAACTCGAATCGGCAACGAGCCCACCGAGGTAACAAGCACAGCCTCGTTATATAATTTCAGCCCGGCGTCCCAGAATGCCTGAACCGTAAGCCATGGGAACCCATGGTAGCAGCCATCTTTGCCGCGATAATCGCCGACGACAAAACAAGCAAAGCGGTCATTTTTCAACAGCTTACAGGTAGCCTTGATTATTTTGGCATAGGTATCTTGGAAATCATCGGTAGTCATCGCGGATAAATCTCGCGGGTCGTCGCTGTAGACTTCCAAATTGCCGTAGGGCGGGCATGAAAAAATGAAATCAGCCTCAACCCCGGCGCACTCTTTGCCGATGTTCACGCTATCGCCAAGCCGCCAATCAGGCCGATGGCTTTGGCAAATCTCGTCGGCCTGTTCATTGTTCGCGGCCACTTGCTCGGGCCTCAAATCAAAGCCGATGTAATCTCGCTCAAGCCTGGACGCTACAATCCCGCGCACCGAGCCGCCCGCGAAAGGGTCAAGCACCAGGCCGCCCGGCGGGCAAAACCATCGGTAGGCCAACTCGCAAAGAACCGGGTCAAAAATAGATGTTCCCGAAATTATATCGCTGTCGGGCTCGACCCAATAGTCTGTCTCGAATTCCTCGTTGGACAGCTTGCGCCCGAGCGCCGTTTCAGCGACCGTCTTTTGTTCGTAATATCTTGGGTGGCTGGATAGCGATTTCATCAACACGCCGGGCAATGGCCCGGGACGGTCTTTCTTTTTTTCATCAATCATTTGTCGTCCCTTAACTGGTACCGGCGATTGGGATTGAACCAACGACCTGGCGGTTATCGACCGCCCGCTCTACCAACTGAGCTACACCGGCGCTTTTTCTCCCACTTTGTAATCTTTTCTTGAGCCTTTGCCGGGCATCGGGGAGCCGCCGGGGCAAGCGTTGTCATCCTCGCCGCGCCCAACCTCAGACCTAATCCCTAAATCCAACCACCCCTGTTTCCGATGTTGCCAGGTTCCCTCGCGGGCCGACAGAACCGAAAAGGGCGCAACGCCAAATTTCAAGGCCAGGTTTCCCGCGCCCGATTGGCCGCCGCCCTCTTTGTTCAGCGCATCAATTTCCTCGGTTGAGAACCCGGTTAACGCGGTTGGAAATTTCAGCGTTGCCAATCCCAACAACTCAACTTTCAAAATCTTTTCGTCCCACCCGGCGTTCTCGGCCAGCTTGTTATCCGCCAATCGGTAGGCCCGCTTTTGTTCATCGGTCCAGCCCTCGGCCACCATCACCGGCACAGTCTCAAGGCCGACTTCTTTGGCCGCAAGCACCCGGCCATGGCCCGCGATTAACTCGCCGCCCTCGTCTACTAGAACCGGAATCGTCCAGCCCCACTGAATAATCGACGCCGCGATTTCGGCAACCTGTTCCGCGCTATGGGTCCGGGCATTTGATGCCGCCGGGATCAGCTTGTCGAGCGGCCACCGCTCAACCTGATCGGCTGGCCATTTTTCCCCGGGCTTGATTGGCTTGGGCCCTGGCTTTTTGGCCGCCGCCTTTTTCGATTTCCTATGAGCCGGTTTCATTCGGCCCCCCCTTTCCTAATTCGCGGCGAGATACACGCGAT